ACATGAAGAATTGGCGACCAACATTTAAGCCTTATGCTAAGGCGAGGAAGAGAATCGAGACAAATTTCTCTCAACTTTGTGATCACTTCATGCTCTTCCGAAACTATGCTAAGCAAACAATAGGACTGTTTACCCGAATCATCGGGAAAATCAGCGCATTTACAGTCTTGCAATATATTAATTATGTAAACAACAGACCGGTTGGCAGGGTTAAGTATGCGCTAAATTAATTCCGCCAACGGGTTAAAAATATGCTTTCCGCTCCACGGGACAGAAGGTTTCTTTTAAAGGAAGGAGCTGGGAAAGCGGATTAAGTTTTTTGCCGCCAATCCTCCTTTTTTCAGTCTCTCTTCTACCTCTGCTTCATACTTCGATGTTTCTCTGTTGGCAGCTTGAATGCACCTTTTTACATTCAGCGTAGTAGTCAGCAAACGATAGAGCGACGAATTATTGCTGATGACGTAATCGAAGGAGTTAATATCCAGCGATACACGATATTCATCACGGTTGGTTCTTTCAGGAGCGATACCGCGAGCCTTCAGCGTTTCGGGCTTGGCAGCCACATAAATGCTCATTAGTTCAATATCCGGAAAATGCTCGCAGATGCCCAAGAATCCTCTTTCATCAATCACATAGATGGCGGCATCTTTTACTTGGGCGAGTTCCGTCCAATACTCGTAGCCACCATATTCGGTGTAGGCAAGCATTTTTTCCTTGGGAGTCTTGCACTCCTTCACGAAAAAATGCTCTTTACCATTTACCTCGCCATCCCTCATGGGACGGGTGGTGAAGGAACAAAGCAAGGGGATGTTCAGAGCGATGGAAAGGATATTTGCCACCGTGTCCTTGCCTGCTCCAGATGGACCCATAATTGCGATAATCTTTTGTTTCATATATCTTATTTTGTAAATATATTTATTAAAAATAGAGATTTATAATGACATCTCGAAACATTCCCGAAACATTCCCGAAAGAATCATAAGAGAATCATAAGAGAATCATAAGAGTATCATAAGAGATTCATCGGAGTATTTTCAAGAAACTTTAAATACTGATTATCAGCCACTTACAGAAATCCCATTTTTCGTGATTTTTCCTATCTCATCAGAATATTTCTTCTCTCGTCTGTCAATTTATTTCTCATCCACCCATTTCTCATTTCTCATTATACCGTCTTTCTCATTATTTATATTCTACGAGTTGTTGGCATCAAATGAAAATCTCCATATCTCTCTAACGATGGATATTTCTGCAATACAATATCTCGCAGATTACCACCATCTATATTCACTACATATTTCTTCAGTTCAAAATCGAAGTTACAGGTGAAATCCAAACTAATCTGGCGGATGAACTTTTCACCCCCCCCGAATCCGAACATTACATCGAAGAATACTTTTACCCATCGCTGACCTTTCTGGTCAAGCCATGAACCCTTCGGGATTTTTACTTTTCTTTGTACCATAATCGTATTTTTTTTACCTTTCTTTCCATACTTGCTGTAGAATAGCATGATATTCTGCCTCACCAAGGTTTTGCTTGGCGGCATGGATGAGGTAATAGTAGCTCACGGTGTGGCTATTACCCAACTGTCGCCACTTCTGTGCGGTCTGAGTGGAATTATACTTCCGGCTACATGCCGAAAGTTCGTGAAACAGACGTTCCCCATAAGGATGCGCCTTCAATGCCCAACCTGCCTTAGTCCACTCATCATAGCTTTCCGTAATGTTGATATTACGGCTCACTATGGCTTTTACGATGAGTTCGATGATGCGGTCTTGTGTGCGCGGATCTTCCCAGAAGGCTTTATCGCCATAACCGCCATAGGAGGCATTACTCTGCGGTTGCCGATACATCGGTCTTGCCCTCGGTATCACCTGCGGTTCATCTGTCGCCAAACCCTGATAGGGCTGCACATGATCATTGATATATATGTGAGCTTCGTCATCCCATGAGGCAAAACGCACACGTCCGATATTGCCACATTGCTTGTCGAGCACGATGCCCAAGGCTGCATATTCCTTGAGGATAGCCTTGAACTGCTCCTTGTGCCTGTCGGGATAAGCTAACCGCACTAACCCGAAATATCCGGTACCCGAACAGGAACGCATCAGCAAACCTATCTCTGGACGGAAGCGAGCCACCATGCGGATATTCTCGAAATTGGTAAGCTGCTGATTGTCCTGAAGGTCGATGTCGATGGCGAGCCATCCAGTATGCCGATAAAGATGTGTTTCACGGCGTGAAACCATTACCCGCTGTCCTGGGTGGGTCAAACTATCATCCTCATAAAGACTGAAGAGACCGCTCAACGTGGCTCCAGGAATCATCTTTTTAGTTTCGATATACTCCGGCATCTTCTTTGCTTTGCTACCAAGTTCCTGCCGCATGGCTCTCAGCTTCTCTACATACGGCTTCCATCTATCCGTCAGACAGAACTCACGGATAGACATCTGCGTGATGCACTCGCCAGTCTCCATATCAATGAAGTCACCATGGGCATCCGTAGCAGACTTATAGATGGAACATATCTCGTTAAACATACCTTACATATATTATTTATTCATTTTTCGCTGCAAAGATACAAAAATAAATCGAAAATAATATACCTTACCTATATAATATTTGAAATAAGTTATATTTTTAACATTTTAAAGGTAAAAAAGTAAAAAGGTAAAAAGAACATTCCTGCTCCTTTTGCATTCTTTTGCATTCTTCTGCATTCTCAGGATTCTCTTGCATTCTCTGCTTTTTTACCTTTTGAGACTTTTTGAGACCAAAAACGAAAATTTGGTCTCAAAAGTCTCATTTTGGTCTCATTTTATTTTTGAAGGGTGAAATGTTAAAGTCCCCTAAATGGGAAAAAGGGGATTTTAGTCCCATGCCAGTCCCACGATTGTCCCACTGTTAGCCCACACTATTTTTCAGTTATCTGCTTATTTTTCAGCAACTTATTATATTTTGGTCTCATTTTTATCTAAATTTTTAAATTCAGATGTACGCAGGAATGAAAAAATATTTTTGAAATATGTAGAAAATATGTAGAAAATTCTTCATTTTCTCATCAGTTGCCATTTTTCCATGTCCTCATAACTCCCTCATTGTCTGATGTTTACGGCAAAGCCGTTAATGCTACTAACTTCTAAATTGAGGTTAGGGGTTTTTGATTTTTGGAAGAAGAAAAAATACCCGAAAAATTTTATATAGGTAGTCGATTTTCGCGAAAAATGAGACCAAACTACCATTTTGAGACCAAAAAGCCCACTAAATCAGCCAGTTACGTAAAGTCCACAAAAATTTCCATTTGGTCGCAAAATGGGACCAAGTATAAAATTAGAAATGAGAAATGAAAAATGAGAAATGAAAAAGACCGTTGCGCTTCACAGCGGAACGGTCTTACGATAAACATAAAACAATCGAAAATAAGTACAACCTAATCAATTTTTATCGTATCACTTTAATTTACTTCGTCATTTTATCATTTCTAATTTGTCATTTCTAATTTCTAATTATAATAACTTTCTCATTTAGAACTATTTGTTCTTCATGAATTGATTTGCCTTATTCAGGCTATCATACAACTCACCACGTCCAAACATGTTAATCTTAGCGTTGATAGGCTCATTTAGACGTTGCAGGAGCGCATTCACGGCTTGCAGGAGCGCCGCATTGCTTGCAATGCTTGCGGAAACCAGGTCGCCTGTCGCTGACGTGCCAGACGAAAGATTACCATTGCCTGTTTGCGTGCCTGCTGCAAGAACATCACCCACATTACCATCATCAAATGCCCTTCTTGCTGAGTTTCTTCCTGAATAATTTCGGTCATAGTTCACGAGGGCTTTCAGCAAGCCAGGGTTATTCATCATCATGGCGTGGGTAGTTTCTCGGCCAATGACGATTTCTGGTCCTCTCTCGGCTACGAGAGACGGCTGCCCGTTCACAGTGGTAGCGGTTGGAGATGTAAGCATCTTCACACCCTGCATCTGCTTGCCGTCATCCTCCTTTGCCCAATATACTTCGCCATTATCAGCCACAAATGGCTTCAAGTCTTGAACGTTTCCGGAATCATAGGTAAGCATACCAGTAACAAGCTTGGTGTTGGTGGTATTGGTATTGCTCTTCTTCTTGCTGCCGCTGAATGCAGAATTGAGTGCCCACTGGAGCAAGCCCATGAGGGTAGCCATCACGCCTGCGGCTGCAATAGGACCAGCGATAGGACCCAGGAAGTCGAAACACTTACCGATGGCACCAGCAATAGAGAAGGTCATTCCTGCTTGCGTGCGGTCCGCATCCGATTGAATGATGGCCTCGTTATTTTCCTGCGTTTTATTAAGGTTCTCAGTGAGCGCCGTTTGGGTCATAGCCATACCTGTATTCAAGGCTATCTTTGTACCCTCAGTCTGCTCCTTGTTTCCGGCATCCGTCACATTCGTGATGTTCTGAACACCCTGCGTGGTAACCTTCTCACGATCCTTATTACCCTTCTTTACCTCTTTGCTCAGTTCCTTCTGGTGCTTCTTCTCTTTCTTTAACTGCTCGGCTTTTTCCTTGTCTTCCTTGGATTTGCCGCCGCCAGTTTTGAACTCGGTATTCATCACACCGCCGATGAAGGAACCAGTGATACCGGCTGCGGCATCAGCAAAGGAACCGCCACCTGCGATAGCATCGGCTGCTGCCGCACCCGTTTGTGTTGCGGCATCATTGTAGAACGCATTGGCGTTATCTCTGTTGCGATGTGCCCACGCATGAGGAGCACCATTGCCCTCTGCTTGCTTATTCGCCTGCTCGGGGGTTGCAGGGGGCGCGTATGGAGGCACAATAGCCGGACTGTTAGAATTGATAGGTGTACCATCAGGATTCCAACCGAGAGAAGGCTGCTGCGGAGGCATCTTCTCAAAGTTAGATTGCGGTTGCGGAGTAAGGTAAGCTGCACCCTCATCCACCAGTCGCACATACATCGGGTTAGACTTCGTACCGAGATTCGAGAAATCCTCCTTCACGGCATTGGCATCGGCGTTGGCTCTTGCTGCATCAATACCAGGTTGAGCTTTCCTCTTACCACGTTTGGCACCTGCATCGTTGATAGCCTTCCACATCTGCGTATTCACGTCATTGAGTGCCATATTAGCCCATGACTCAAGCATAGACTTCAGAGCGTTCTTGATAGCTTCCTGTGCGCTGCTTACATCGTTACGCATTTCGGCAAATGCTTTACCCACTTCTGAACCGAAGGTTTCGATAGGCTGCACGAGCTGCTGCATCTGCGAGAGGCGGTTCTTCATCGCCGTTGCCATTTGGTTAGCATAGGCAAGTTCTGCCTCCTGCCGAGCTCTTTCTGCCTCGTCGATAAGTTGCTGATTTCTCGAATTTTTGAAAACGAAAGCATAATAATCTTCCGCCATCTGCATCTTCATCTTCATCAGCTCCACCTCTGGGTCGGCAGTGAGGTCGCTGAGACCGAGGTTCGACCACATATTAGTTCGCTTACCGAAGAGACTGCTTTCCTGCTGCATCTTGCGAAGAGCTTCCTGGTTGGCAAGATTGCGCTTATTTACCGCCCAGGCTTGATCGGCAATCTTCTTTGCATAGTCGTACTTACGTTTCTCTGCCTCGGTGTAGCTATCCGTATATTTAATCAGCTCGATATAGAGTGCCTTTAACTCCTGCGTATTGAGCTTTGCAAAATCGAAACCGCTATTTGCTACGGAAAGATAATCAAGAAACTGTTGCTGGAAACGCTGACTTTCCGGATTGATGGTATAGAGTATAGCCACCGTTGAGCGAGCCTTTGTTGTGAGTTTGTCGAACGCGTCATTCATTTTCTGAAGGCCTTCCTCTGTAGCTGCATCTACCCCACTCGCTGGGCGAAGGAATCTGAGCTTATCGAAATTACTACGAGTAGAACGGTTGACTGCGCCCGTGTAGTCATTCTCGTTGAGTATCTTCTGAATCTCCCGCTGCTGGGCAAGAAGTTTTTCTGCTGCCTCACGCAATTCCTTAGAGCCATTGGCAAAGATTTGATCAAGAAGAGCACCCAGGTTCTCTGAGAGCGTCTTATTGTTCTCTCGTGACAAATCACCCGATAGCTTTTGGAAAAGATCGTGCAGCTCACTAATATCCGATTTGCCGATAGACTCCAACAAGGACTTGGAAGTTTCATCATCATAGATAAGCACATCCTCATCCATGTGAGAGAAAAACTTCTTAAAATCATCACTCATCGTTGCGATAGACTTACGAGCCGTACCGAGTGCCGTCTTCGTCTTAGCGTCGAGAAGAGCAAGCATCTGCTGCTGCTGACCCTCGCTTACCTTCTCGCCATCAGCATTCATCTGCGTTACCCATTCCAGGTACTTACGCTTCTGCTCTTCATAGAAAGCCTTGATATTGGCAATAAGGGCATTGGCGCGGGTCTTTGCCTTCTGCTCCTCGTTTTTAGCAGTGTTATCGGTCTTTGGAGTATTCTTGCCACCGCCAGAGCCGTTGTTGCCGGAATCGCCACCGTCGCCTCCAGTATTAACACCTCCAGGGATTTCTGTAACAAATATCCCAGGAAAATCTTTGTATTTCTTTTCAACTTCCTGCTGTGACTTTACGCGTGCTCCGCGCTGGCGGATGTAAGCAACCGCCATGGCAGTCATCCGTTCCTGATCAGAATATTTATCACTATTATGGTCAATATGTTTTTCTCCATAAACACCCTTAGAAGAAGAGATCCAACTATAACCGGCGGATGGAGTGCCATTCGTGTTCTTAATAGCTGTAATTAAGCCTTTATTATGCTGAGAACCATAATTTTTGCCAACACCACTACGCCTGATAACTTCATTGATTGTGTAATTCAATCCATGCTTTGCGAGATTATCATCCACAAAAGCCTTCAGCCAGGAACTACCATACTGACCCATTTTGTTTTTCTGCGCTTGCTGGTCGTAGTTGTAAAGCAACTGCGCTTCTCTTCCAGCCTTTGGTGCCACATGTTGTTGAATATCCTTCTCAGCAGCCTGAGCCATCACTTTGCGCTCAATGGCATTGGCAGCTTCATTGTAGGCTTTCTTTAAGTCGTTTACAGTTGACTTCTCGGTAAGCAGCTTGGAAAGATAAGAACCGAACTTATTATTAAACTGATCTATAGCTGCCTGTCTTTCCTTTGTACCTTTCTTAGCACCGTCGATGGCACGCTTATAGCCGTCCAGCTCAAGAGTAGCACGTCCTACTTCAGATTTTACTCCGCTTAATGATTTTGTAAAATGGTCGGCGGCATTGGCTGCATCCTGCGCTGCGTTGGCATTCTTTTGAAAATAAGCGTAAAGCGTTGACAGAACTCCGAGAACCAAACCAAAAACATTTGATGCCATGGCCAGATTCAAAGCTTTCTGCGCAATAACCCAAGCCCATACAGCCTTACTGATATTGACAAGCTGAACTGCTGCCATAGCGAGACCCTTACCAATGAAGAAGCCAAAGAGAGAAGGCAACAATGCTATCAGTGTTTTGCAGGAAAGCACAAGTAGGTCTATCGTACCCAAAACAGCTTTCTGGGATGCAGTGGAGGTTGTCAAGGCACGAGATAGATTATACCAGGCTATCGTCAACTGCTTTACGGAGTTAATTCCGTCAGGATTTGTAAATGCCTTATTCCACATATTGTTGGCACGCTCAAGAATACCCTTTGCAGTATCCTGCTGGATGTTATACTCCTGGGTTACGGCCATACCTTCATCGAAAGCCTTACGAGAGGTAGCTACAGCTTTATCGAGCATATCTGCCTTTTCTGCCATCGTAACCATTACCTTAATAAGGCGAGAGCCATCCGAACCCAGATCCTTAAAGAGACTATCCAGGGCAAAGACATTGCCTGATTCACGCATCTTATGGAATATAGTCTGCAGGGCTTCAATACCCCTACCCTCTTTCAGAAATTCAGAAAGTGTACCCTTTGCCAAGCCAAGATCATGTTCAATAGAAGATGTTCCCTTTCGTATCTCTGTAATCAGTTTTGCGAATGCAGTACTTGCTACTTCTGGCTCAATCGCCATACTATCTACGGCTGCACCAAGAGCAAGAATATCGGATGTAGAAAGCGCACCGACCTTACCCATAGCGAGGAGGCGATTACTAAAATCAATAATCTTTCCAGACGTAGCAGTAGAGGTAGATGCCAGTTTGAAGATAGCGCTACCCGTCTTCAACATACTCTGTTCTACACCCATCTTAGGGATAAGTCCCATTACTTCAGTTATCTTGGAAAGTGCAGACAGCGCTTCATCACCGAGGTCTTCCTTCAATGCCACGTTTACCTGGTTGGCGGCCTTTACAAACGACTCCAGTCCTTCCGGTCCATACTCACCAATACCGAGTTTTGCACCAGCATAAGCGATGTTCTGAAGTTCCTGCACAGATGTACGGGTATCAATCTTAGACAGAGATACCGCCATCTTGTCAATATCCTGATGAAGTAAGCCTGAAACCTTACGAATGCTGGCCAGCGAGTCTGACATATCCAGGTTCTTCTGAATAACACCAGTAAGTAAAGTTTTAGCCTGATTGAATACCGCAAACATACCCACGTATGCCGTAAGGTTCTTTAATGCCGTACGCCAGGCATTGCTTTGCTTGTTGGCTGCACCCGTTGCATCATCAATAACCTTCTTGAGATTCTTCAGCTCCTTCTGTCTGTTTGCAAAAGCCTCGCTCTTAGTATTAATTAGATTCAGTTCCTCCTCCAACTGCTTATAAGCTTGTCTCAGCTCATTGATATTTGCCTTGCCAGTCTTACTGCGGGCAACTATATCATTGAGCTGCGCTTGCGAGAGGCGAGTGCCTTTCAGAGTTTGCTCCAACTGGGCATATTGTCTGCGTAAATCAGATACAGCCTTGCTTCCAGCAGGGAGTTGCTGAATTTTCTGCTGAATAGCGTCCATTGTGCGCTTAATGTCCTCACCCGAAGCCTTGCCAGGGTTTGATAAAACCTGTCGCATCTGCTGCCAACTGATCGCTGCCTTCTGAGCCTTGCCCGATACGGCATTCAAACGCTCTTCAATCGTTTGAAGTTCGCGATTATAAGTTTCTATAGCACTTGCGTTACCGATAGGTACTCTGTCACGAACTTCTGTAATCGTAGCCTTGGCACGGCGCAAATCGGACGCAGAAGCGTTGCTGTCACTTACTGCTTGGCGAGCTTCCGATATGCCCATCTTCCCTTTGCGTCTATCCTCTTCTGCCTCCAGTTGCTTTAAGGTACTGAGGTTGTGATGATATGAAGTATCTGTCTTTTCGAGTGAAGCCACGAGGTCTTTCTGTTGAACAATAGCCTTACTAAGCCATTGGTCAGATTGATTCCTTACGTTCTTCAGTCCTTTTTCAATCTTCACATACTTGCCTTCGAGCAATCGCACCTCGTCGCCTACTTCCTTCATCAGAGAGCGGATATGTTTTGCTTCTTCCTCCTCTGCTTCAGAAAGGCCTTCCAGTTTGCGCTTGCCTTCACCCAATGCACGGCGAAGGTTACGGAGCGAAGTATTACCGAGGTTATTAACCACAGCTTCCAGCCGCTCCGTCGTCTTGATGGTCTGAACCTGGGCAGACTGCAAGGCTTTCACTTTCGCCTCTGCCTCCTTGTATTCCTCTGTGCCAGGCTTCATCTGCTTCATCTGATCGGTAAGCTCCTTTGCCTTATCGAGAAGGAGTTGCAGCACTTTGATAGGCTGCTTGCCGTCCATCGTAATGATGGATTCTATTTTACCTGCCATAATCTTTTTCTTTTAAAATATTATTCTCTCTTGATTCCGTCATCCTCCAGCGCCTTTGCTATCTGCATGATAGCCTGCCAGCCGTAGTAATCGGCAAGATGGTTCTCATATCTCGTTTTCAGTCTGCGAATGGTTCGCATGATAGCCGGACGGTGAGATTTACCTTCCCTTCTATCCCACTTTCTGATATATCGGGTGTTGTACTTCGCCTTCCTTACTCGGTCCACCTTGTCAGCCGTGATATGAGCTTCTGGATCGTGAGGATTTCCGGTCAGACCTACACCAATATCCACGAACTTCAGATAATCGTTGTAGCGAATACCTACGGTGAGTTCACCCGTCTCCTCATTAGCCTGATATACTGTACCCTCAAAGGATTTTGCGCCATCGCCTCTTGACCACCACATGTGGTGCTTTCTCCGGTATTGGTTTACCTTCTCGTAGCCACGATATACCTCTGTAGGGTAGATACGCTGCTTCTGGAAGTTCAACTGAATATCGAGCAAAGCCTGCTTGAGATAGATTCCGGCTACATCTTTCAAAGGCGCAAAAGGCGATTGGATGGGTTTAGTCTTGATTCCCATAAGCCGTTTCCTTTCTATTTAGTCGATGCAGGAATGATATATTTCTGCTCCTTCCCGCATTGGAAGTTATATAGCGGACGGATAGTCTGCCAATAACAATCAGCGAGGAGCCAGCTCGGACCACGGAAAAGAGGGTTTACACCATAGGCGAAACTCTCTATATCAATGGATGATAACTCGATACCCAACTTAGGCTCTTCCGTCTTGAAGTTTCTGCCCGTTATAGGACAAATACCTGTGCGGCGAAGCTGAGTGAGATAGGAAGCAAGGTCTTCGCAATACTCCATCAGATCATCCGATGCAGCCTGCAATTTGCTGCCATCATATCTGCCCAATGTAGCAGAGGAATCTTTCAGTCGGGTAAGGAAGCAGACCTGATAGGTAATCAGGGCTTGCTTATCCGATTTCAACTCTCCGGAGTTCACTACACGATAGAGCATACAGGGAGAGTGAATGATATTGGCGTTGCGGGAAAAGATATTTTCCTCGTCAATATCACGAATGCGGAAGAAACTCTGTTCTTCCAGCTTCTTGCTTGTCGGGTCATGGGATAAGGACTTGTATATCGTAGCCCAGTGTTCCAAAACATTTGATATTGTCATAATTCAAAGAGATTTTAACACATTATTAACTGATAGCGTACAGAAATTAAGAGATATTGGCACATTACATGCCCATTACCGGGACTGTAGGATCCTGCGGCATCCAGTCGTCATTATCATCTTCTTTCTTCTTGTCATCTTCCGGAGCAGCCTCTTTCTCGCTGTCCTCCTCTTCTTCCTTCATCAAGTCTTTCAGCTTCACATTGAAGTGCCTTTCGGTTTTATCGGCTACAATCTTCTGCATTACTCTTGCCCAGGGTGCCCCATTGCATGTGCTCTCGTTTTCGAGAATACTCACGAGCTGCACGCCACAATAGATAGCGGCAAGATAGTTAGCGAGATGGAGAGGGTTCTGGAAATCGAGTATCACGGTATCTACCATCGTGGCCAAGAATATCGCAAGGATGAGGACGGAGAAATCTTTCACCATCTTTGCCATTTTCTTCGATTTCAGTTTCCCGTCGATTTTGCATCGAGGGTCTTTCTTGATTGCCTCCCGATAGCGGGAATAGATGCGGCAGTTGCAGCGCCATGCCGTATAGCAGTCGCAGATAAGGGCGAAGAAGCATACGGCGATGTAGTTAAGGGATGGTTCCAGTGTACACCACAACAAGCCAATGATGGCTGCAAGAAACCTGGTAAGAGTTGGAATTAAACTTTGCATTTCTTTTTTCTTTTTAGTGTTAACCTATGTTTTTTATTCAAGGCAAAGGTAGCGGTTTTTTATTGAGAGATAGGGACAAAGAAAATTCTTGTCCCAGTCGATTAGGGGAGATTTCGTAATTTTGTGGGCAGATAAAATAGATAAAAAGGCGCAAAATGATTAATGAACAATTACAGAAAAAGATAGATCAGTCTATCCGCCTCCTGCAAAGCGTACAGAAAAGGTACAATGGAGAGATAGAACTGGCTTATTCGGGCGGCAAGGATAGTGATGTGATCCTGCAGCTTGCCATGGAAGCTGGTATCAGATACAGGGCGATATACAAGAATACCACCATCGACCCACCGGGCACTATCGCCCACGTGAAAGAGATGGGTGTGGAAATTCTCAGACCGAAAGAGAATTTCTTTCAGCTTATCGCAAAACACGGTTTCCCTTCACGATCCTATCGCTTCTGTTGCAAAGCTCTAAAAGAATATAAGGTTCTAAGTAAAAACGTTATCGGTGTACGCAGAGCTGAAAGCAAAGAACGGAAGTCGAGATATAACGAGCCTACCGAATGCCGATATTATGGCGCAAAGAAAGAGGAAAATCATGCTGAACTGATTTATCCGATTTTGGAGTGGACTGATGAGGACGTAAGGGATTTCATTCTTGATAGAGGCTTGAAGCTGGCTCCACTCTACTATGATACAGGGGGGCAAATCGACGTTACCCGAAGACTCGGCTGCATGTGCTGCCCCCTTGCTTCAAGACGCAAGCGCCTTATCGAGTTTCAGAAGCATCCCCGCATAGCGAAAGCTTACCTGCGTGCCGGACAGAAGTACTTAGATACGCATCCTAACTGCACGGCGCTGAAAAGATATGATAGCGTTTATGAATGGTTCACACGTGATGTGTTCTATTCTAATAATAAGGAGTGGGATAAGGTGAACGGACCGCTATTCGGTAAGCCCGATTACAAGAAGTTCCTGGAAGGACAGTTTGGTATTGATTTAACATTGTAACATATAACATTTTAAATAATGAGTCAACTTACGCAAAATACCCTGCAAAGGATAGACAAGTGGCTGGGGAACGGACTGAGTATCGAAACGATGTTCCCCAAGCTGGAACAGAAATACCGGATGCAGCTTTGCTATGAGTTTTATAAACGCTGGGTACAGAACAACGATATAGACCCCAAGACCACCTGCCGTAATATAGCACGGCGTGACTATGCCATGTATGTGGAGCAGGCAGGCAGAGGGGTAAAGGAGGCACAGGATATGGTGATGGCACTGCATATCGATATTGACGAGGAAGGCAATATCAAGCCCCGTACCATCACCGAACTGACAAATGATGTGGCAGTCTGCAACCACATCATCCGCTTCTTTATGACCGATGAAAGTCCACGCCACAAGGCGATGTACCTGAACTCTGCCGAATGGCTCATCCGCACAGGTAAGCAGCAGAACAACGACCGTGCGGTGGATAAGGGTATGCAGGCACTGGCTAACGTTTACGGTAACTTCTTGGAGGAAAAAGACGCCACCGAGGAAATGCCGGATATGAGCCGTATTGCCATCACGCAGGATGTGAGCATCGTGAAACGTGACCGCGTAAACTACACGGATGAATACAAGAAGAAGATGGCTCGCAAGTATGGTCTTACCGCAAAAGATATGCAGGATATTGCCGAAGAGGAAAGTCTGCAGGAGCATAATGAAAAGGTACCTGACTATATGGAGTATATGGAAGAGGTACTGGATGAGCGTGCCGAGAAGAAGGAAACCGAAATGAATATTCCGGAAGAGGAAGGAGAGCCTGAAAAGGAAGGAGGCGATGATGAGTAAGCGCAAAGGTGATCATCACTACCACAACAAGGTTCCTCCATTCACACCGGACCCAGAGCATTACACCCGAAAGCAACATACCTGGAAGGCGAAGGTGACATACGAAACAGAAGATGCTGCCTGGGAGTTTCTGAACCAAAGACCGGAACTGAAGGCGCAAGGGTATGTGGCGTATCAGTGCAAGACTTGCCAGAAATGGCATGTGGGGAGGGTGAAGGAGAAATGAGAAATTAGAAATTATATCAAAATATGGCAAAAGACTGGGTAGGCGGCAATGCTGCCGTATTTAAGACATTGGGTGCAAGCAATCACAAAAATGGTGAGCGCCAAAAAGAAGACTACTATGCCACGGAACCTGCTGCTACGGAATGGCTATGCAAGATAGAACAGTTTACGGGGGGGTAATTTTGGAACCCTCTTGTGGCGAAGGACATATTAGCGAAGTGTTGAAAGCTCACGGCTACGATGTAGTCAGTCGTGATTTGATAGATAGAGGTTATGGCGAGGTCGCCGATTTTTTATCTATCGACAACTTAGAATGGAACGGAGATATTGTCACCAATCCACCCTACCGATATGCCTTGGAGTTCGTGGAAAAGGCTTTGCAGATTATTCCGGAAGGAAGAAAGGTTGCTATGTTCCTGAAACTTACTTTTCTTGAAGGGAAAGGAAGACGCAGGTTATTTCAAACGCAGCCACCATGCAGGGTATGGGTAAGCAGTTCACGACTGAAATGTGCTGCCAATGGCGATTTCGATGCAATGGCTGGCAGCGCACAAGCCTATGCCTGGTTTATCTGGGAAAAAGGATATAAAGGAGAAACTATTCTAAAATGGTTTAATTGATAAAAATAGAGTTATAGAGGATGGAATTAAATAAGATATATAATGAGGATTGTCTGATAGGAATGAAAAAGATTCCGGACGCAAGCGTGGATTGCATTATCTGCGATTTGCCTTATGGCGTTCTCAATAAACAGAGTGAAGCCGGTGGCTGGGATAGTATCATCCCGCTTGAGCCATTATGGAAAGAATATCTGCGCATAACAAAACCCAATGCAGCGATTGTTCTTTTCTGCCAAGGTATGTTTACCGCACAACTTATGATGTCGCAGCCGAAACTCTGGAAATATAATCTTATTTGGAGCAAACAGCGGGCAACAGGCTTTCTGAATGCCAATAAAATGCCTCTGCGCTCACATGAGGATATTGCAGTATTCTATCGGAAACAACCTATCTACAATCCTCAAATGGTAAAATGCGCGCCACATCAGAGAAACCACGATCGTGGTAACGGACCGCATCAGAGGAAAATGGGTTGTTATGGTAATCACAACGAGGTTCCTACCAATATGGGTGATGAAAAGTTTCCGAGAAGTGTTATCTGCTTTGACAAGGAACATTCTGCCGATACCTTCCACCCCACTCAAAAGCCAGTCGCTCTTATTCGGTATCTCATCCGCACCTACTCCAACGAGGGCGACACTATCTTAGACAACTGCATGGGCAGCGGTACTACTGCTATCGCAGCCATCCGCGAAAAGCGCAACTTCATCGGCTTTGAACTGAACAAAGAATATTACGACAAGGCTTGCAAACGCATCAAGTTAGAAATGATGCAGCCTTCTCTGTTTTAAGATCAACATACTTTCAGGATAACAAAACTTACTATTATGCAGCAACCACATCAGATATATTTAAACAGATTCCAGCAAGAACTCTTTTATATGGGAGCAAAAGACGAAATCGTCATAGCTGGACGACGTACCGGTAAAACAGACGGATTGGTAGCGCCACGCGTATGGGCGGTATCAAACTCTATGCCCGGCATGTTGGGAGCTTGGCTTGCTATTTCAAGACAGCAAGCATTTTCTAAAACTATTCCTGGTACCATGGCAGCCATGGAACGAATGTTTGGCTTCACAATAGGTATTCACATGGGATGGGGAAGGCCACCGAAACATGCCCGCCCTGCCATTTTTAAGCCAAAAAATTATGATAATATTATATGGTTCGCCAACGGCGCACAATGGGCTTCCATATCCCTTGCACAAACTGCATCAGCAAACTCTTATACGTTTTCACACGCCATTTTGGATGAAGGTAGATTTGCAAACAAAAAGAAAATCGACGAGGAGTTTATGCCTTCTCTATCAGGACAGACTCATCCATTAGGCAATATAGAGTTTTCTGAATATAACCCTTACTATAGAGGTAGGCTTTTCGTTTCCGATGCTGCTCTGACCGCAAAAGGCAGTTGGCTGGAAAGAGAAGATGAGAAGTTAGACATAGTGATAGAGAACGGACTTTTTAAAGGTAAAACCTACCGATGGGTGCAGGAGCAGTTGGAAGAATATGCTAATAAAGTTATCTTTTACAATGACCTCCTCTATAATGCCCAAAAATCAAGACACACACCCCATGTGGTTCCTGCGGAAGTAAGAACGATGATTCGTGCAATAGCATTGAAAATGCTGAAGCATGAGGGCATGTTTCGTATTCTACCTAAACACGGAAATCATCTTACCAAAAACATGGTAGATATGGCGGTAAACTACAAACTGGTTACTGCAGAAGATGCCGAACTCATCTATGATTACGAATATCTGATTACGCCAGAAGAGGATTTCGAGATGCAGATGTTTTTACGTTCTAAGAAATTCCAAGATAAATATCTGAGAGAATTGAGGCGTTCAGCTTTCGTAGTACGCAGGGCATCTACTCTCGAGAATGTGGACATTCTCGGTGAGGATTACATCAGGCAGTTAAAGCGAGATCTCCCTGCCTATACCTTCGCCGTTTCAATATTGAACATCAAAATCAAGAAATCAAATGACGGTTTTTACTCTAACCTGGATATAGATAGGGTACACGGTTATATCCCCGACAACGAGATAGATCCGCTCTCAGTGGCGAAGTGGGAAACAAAAAAGGCTACGGGCATCATCGGCGGCAAAAAGATTACGTCAGAAAGCTATCAACCGGACTTGAAAGAGCTGTCCGAGAGAAACGACTGCCGTATGGATAGCGACTGCATAAACGACCTTCCTCTTTATCTCGCATTTGACTATAACGCCAACATCAATACGTTGGTGGTAGGTCAGGTATATCAACGTGACGGAGTAGAGGCAGTGAATGTTATCAAGAGCTTCTATGTGAAGAACGAGCGCAAGCTGAGGGAGTTGGTAGATGATTTCTCTCGCTATTATGCGCCCAAGAGAGCCGTAAACCGTGATGTGGTTTACTTCTACGATTCTACGGCAAAACAGGGTGCATCGTATGCGCTGACTGATGAGCGATTCTATCAGGCAGTGATTAAAGAGTTGGAGCGCAATGGTTGGAATGTGACGGCAATAGATATGGGTGTGCCGGAGAATCATGAGGTGAAGCACCGCATCATCAATAATGGTCTTGCTGGCATAGAATATCCTGCCATCCGCATCAATCAGCTTAACAATCCCGACCTGATTATTGCCCTGCAGCTTTGTGAGGTAAGTATCGGCTATCAGGGATTCCGAAAGGATAAGAGTCAGGAAAAGAAGCCGGAAACGGAAGAAAATCTGCCGTTGCAGCAAAGAACTGACTTTACCGATGCCTTTGACTCTCTATATTTAGGATGCAAATTCTGGCGAGGCAATATCGGCTGGTTCGTGCTGCCGGACGGAAGGAACGTTTAAGAAGGTAAAAAACGAAGGGCGGGTGTCATCGCGACAACCGCCCCTCTTCCTCAAAAGTAATGAAATTGGTATTATCTATCTGTATATTTCAATACATGAGAACTTATGAAGAAAAACAAAGATTCCCGCGTTTCACAACGAAGGAGTTTCTTAAATTCTGTTTAACCATAAAATTAAAACTACTATAAATAAAAACATTAAGTAGATATTGAGAAAACACTACAAGACTATTTCTTCTTTTCAGCCTGCTCACTGAGATACTTTTCCCGAAAGTTCCGAAAGATAGTCTCATGCAACTTCATATCTTCCGGACTTAACTTTCTCCACTTCTCGCACCACTTCACCTTTTTGGTACTGTGGGATATGCGATAAACGGAGGAGATAGGGAAACTGGTTAACGTTTGCCCCATTTCAGGATCATCATAACTGACGCTAATCATCGGAACATAAACTTCATAAGTACATGTTCCCAATCCTCCCATCGAAAGGAAACGTTGTCCATTCTCGTCTGGAATTAGCTGAATATCGTCACCACAATATCTATTATTGATAAGTGACTCAAAACTGTGGTTATGCAGTTGAATATACCTTCCATCAGTGAAATAGATTTCCACTACAACTTCTCGATAATTACCACATTCCTGGTCGAGGTTTACAATCTCTTCCCATAGGGTATTATTTTCAAAGTTCATTTTACCGGCAGAGCCTTCCATAAACGAGTAAAACTCATTCATCAGTTGCAGCATCATCTGCTTTTCTGTTTCATTCATATTCTTATTTTCTGTTTGCAAAGTTAATAATTTAATATTAAATGGTGAGGACAAAGGATTTTAAATTTCCTTTACCAGCAACAGCCGATCGTTTTCGTTCAATGCCTTTACATGATAGCCAAGGCGTTTATACCATTCGAGAACGAAAACCTCGGTATCTTTATCGTTCCACTCCAGTTGCACTAATTTGCAGCCAAGTTTCTTGGCTTCCCGCTCTGCGGTCTCCATCAGGAGACGAGCCGTTCCCCGCTTGCGGTATTTCTCATCTACCCAAAGGTTGTAGATAGCGCAATCGGCATACTGGTAATACTCATCCTTGTATGGTCCAGGCTTTGGTATCTCCACCTGTACGGTACCGTGGTTGATTTCATCCGTGATAATAATCTTTTGGGATGACTCCCAATCTTGAATTTGTATCATCATATCTTTTCTATAAATCATAGAGACTACTTGCTAATCACATAAACACCATAGGCAAATCTTCTTTCATTTCTACCTTTAAGCCATGACTATCCATAAGCTGCAGACAAACGGCCTCTGTAAGATTTTGCCAGTCGATATGATCCTTGTCCTCGTCAGTCAATGGAATAGGTAAGGAATCTTTGATCTTCATAAACAGGTCTTGTACTCGCTCCGTCCTCTTACTTAGATAAGCTTTATAATCGAAATACCCAAATGCGAGACCTTCTTGGAAACCATCAGAACTACAATAAGGTTCTCTAACACGCGTCCATCTTAACATAGGGAAATGAGAAGATTCTACTGCCAATAGAGCATGAAAACGCTCCAAAGCTATAGCTTCTGCCTTATCACGATTGAGAGCTTTCAGATAAAATGAAAAACAATCATTTGCACCTTCTCTAAGCGTAAACCTTACCGCATCGAAATATCTATCAGACTTGCATAAATCATTAACAAGAACGCCCTTTACTTTTGAGGATTTACTTATAAAAACATCAATTCCGTACCAGTTTTCCTCTCGAAGCTGCTCCTCGTCATCAATATTATGTCGTTCAATAGCCCTATCATAGGCTTTAGCAGCAAAAGAATTTGCTTTCTCTTTATCAGAAAACACTCCATCGACACGATAGTCGCTATACGGGCCCGATGTTACAACGTAAGCGGTCTTAGGCTTATCAAGAGGAGCTCTGAACAAAGCACTAAGCTGGGTTTTTGAAACTCGATCCAGATTAACGATATACTCTACGTGATATAGTTCGGGATATATTGCAGCGAAATCCTTACTCAGGTTACTGGTAAAGCAAATTAAAGGACTGCCATCCGGCTCGAAATCGGAACGGGTGAATATTCTCGGTCCCGTTTTGGCCATAACAAACAAATTCGGTCTTTCTATATTACCCTTCACGTCCTCAAGATACTTTCCTTTTTCCCCTTCTATCGCCTGGTAAAACTCATCGTCGAGATACATATAACCGAAATAGTCTTCTCGAAATTCCTCTTTGCCTTCTTCAGTCAAGGCTTGCGTCTTGACATCGTAGAATCGGTCTTCATCCAGATAGTTAAACATATCTGCAAAATCTTTCACGATAAAGAGAGAAGTGTCAACACAACAGACGACAAACGGCTTGCTGAAATCAATATCAAAATCCTCATCGGTAATAGGATGCCAAAGGGATTTCACCTTTTCTTGTTTTGTATATAAACTCATAATCTTATTGTTTTTATTTTTTTTTACTTTCAGAAGCAAGAATGCTCTTTTTACTTTTTTCACCTTTTTACTCTTTTACCTTTAAAAATCAGTTGACAATCAAATGAATACGGTCTTCAAAATCCGTAACAATATCTATTGGACGGAAAGAACAGTTAAGGTATTCTTCAGGTACGTCATCTAATGTACTCTGCCATACAGATTCTAAGTGCATATTCGGCATAACTACATCTATACTTACCCGACAATACTTATCGAGAACGGTACCAACAAGATCGCCTATCTTTAATGATGACGGATGCAAACGGCATTCTTCCTTTTTATCTTTTACAGGTGGTATCTTCACTATTTTTGCACCAATAAGATAAGGAGTCACAACGCTCTTATGCTTGGAACAGTCCTCTGTAAAACCATCATATTTGATAGTAAAAGCATTCACCTTTCCTATTAAATCAAGAGGCATAGCCTGAATAACTTCGGCAAGACTGGGCTTGAACAACTCTTTTGCGCCATAGGTATGTTCTGCCTCAAAAGAAAGGAACGTTTGCTTTACTTCCTTCTGATGATCATAATCAAAAGATGGGTCTTTCCAAATGCAAGACTGATGAAAAACATCTACTCTTGGGTATTCCAAAAGCACATATTCATCCAGATTCTTGGGGTTGCGCTTGAAGCAAATAACATTGATACCTTCCGCTATCTTCTGTATCTGCTCATGAGTAAGCTTTATCTTCTCTTTCATATCGCTATTATTTTTACTTTCAGAAGCAAGAATGCTCTTTTTACCTTTTTACTTTTTTACCTTTAAAATTTCTTCTACGTTTATTCTGAAGGTACTGCCCGTAGTCTTTGGGAGAAGGGACTATCAAAAATGATTTATCTGCCATTCTCGAACCTATTGGATGCAAGTAATAAGGATTAATATATTCTGGCAACATACGCTATTTCTTTAATTAAACAATACCGGTAATCTTCTCCACACCCCGCCGTTAGGCTGAAACTCACTTTGCCAATCACGATACTCTACATCGAAACGAACCCCAAGGTCTATGAATTGTTGGAGATTCAAGGTAGAAAGAAACTCGTCATTTTTCTCCTTGCGGTCCATTAAGATAAGCCTGCAGCTTTTCATGGAGGCAAATATATAAAAGAAACAATCCATCGCATTCTTTCCTAACATACCTTGTATAGCCCAACGTTCACGATTGGTTCCTTTAGGTGAGATGTTTACGCCATCAATATCAGTATAAACCTTATTTTTGTTCCATTGTTCTACGTTGTGGTACATAGAATATCCCGAAGTATAAACATAAAGGTTTTCTATGTTTTTATACTGGCCGCGCAGATTTTGCACGAAATCAGCAAAGTATGGAATCTTGAAAGGTTCGCCACCTGTTAGCAACACAGTTTTAGCGTTGTTAAGTTCCTCTACCGTTACAACCGGAACAGAACTTAAAAAGTATTGGTCATTACAACATAACATGCAATGATTATCACAATTTGTATTTACCATCAGATGAATAACGGAATGATCCGCATTCTTTTCATCTTCATATATTCTTGACATACGCTACTTCTCGTTTTCTTTCTGTTGAACATTTTCTTTCTTATCCTCCACATATTTCTTTCCGCAAAAAAGGCAATACTCTGGAAGGATATTAACCTTGTTCCACTTTTCGCAGAAAGAACCATCTCTCTTCTGCTTGTGGAATAAACCATAAATGTTTACCATCGCAATGCCCGATGGGACACCAATGCCCGTATCAAGGCAACCACTCTCGTTGGTCTTCTCCTTGATAAGTTTTTCAACTCTGCTAATACAATCACATGCCATAATCTTTAATATTTTAATTATTCTAATATCTGACAACTAATCTTTTGTGCATCATATAATAATGAAATGGGCGAGGGTCGTTTGGCTCGTCTTGGTGATAACCCATTCCGGTAAGCCACTTATCTGCCCAAGTGTCAGGTCCAGGCTTAATATCCCAATTTACAAACAAAATATGTACGCCGTAACCTTCTGATATAGCCTCTAAGGTTTTTATCATTAGAGAGCCAATGCCTTTCTGCCGATCTTTCTCGCTAACGATGAAGCTATTGATATAGCCACACACTGGGTCCTTCCTTATCGGATTGTAAGCAGGATCAAACTCCATCAAGGCGAAAGCGGTACCAGCCAGATTTGTAAGAGTAAGGATGTTATGTTTCCAAGAACCATCATGGTCGTTGTAACAAGTCATCTCTTTTAGATATGATATAAAGACGAACTCCGGCTCTTTCGCTTCCTCATCAGATAGAATTGCAGTTTTACATTCTGCCTCATGAATAAGATTATCTACAATTCCATCGAGATAATTCTTCTTAGTCTCCTTCAGAAAGGCATTTAATCTCGCAGCCAAGGCTGCACGTTCTTCTTGTTTCATACGCTACTTCTTTTTATCGAATTTATTACCAATAACTTTGAACCTGAATAGCATCAACGCAGGGCATAAAAAGGTCAATAAACGTCCACCACTTACTGTATGTTTAACAATGAAACCTCCTTCTTCTTGACCCCACGAAACCTCATAGATTTCTTCTGTTTCTTTGCAAGGGCTTTGCAGAAGGTCGTGATCCCAAACCTCTTTGCCTTCGCAGTCTTTCAGTCCTGTAAACTGGCAGACAGTAGAAGGGTCAACTCTATGCACTATTGGTACATCAGAAAACTCGTCACTTGGGTAACTTATGCCAACATAACTTGTGCTGTGTACCAAGTCGCCTTTTACCCATTCTCCGTTGTCAAGACGTTTTGCTTTGAACTTTATGTTTCTTATTTCCATAATTTATACCCTTCCTTTTTAAGACACTCTTTGGCTGCATCTACACTGGCAAACTTCATCGGACGACCACAACAGTCTGCTATGTACTTATATTTCTGCCACCAAAACTTCTTATACTTGACGAAGTATTCAATATCGTCACAAAAATGCGGAAGCTTTTCACCGTTGAAATATCTGGGCTGACGAACCACATCAAATCGTACCTTAATCCGCTTTTCATTTCTAAAGTAAAAATACTCAGTTACCTGCTCCATCAACACGATAAGAGATATAACGAATATCGCTAAAAGTACGAGCTGTAAAATTGAACATTGTACAAGTATCATACGCTTATCTATTTAAATCTAATTACGAACATATACTTATCAAGCCACTCTTCAGGGGCACATGCCTTTTTAGGCTTGCCTACAGTAATTTCATCAATCTCTCGCTCGATATACGGCTGATTGTCTTTTGGATAACCGGAAACGAAATGTACGTGAGTGAAAGGCTCCAATACCTTCTGACGATATGCTCTATCTTCCGGACTATCGGAAGCATGGGTACCGCCTTGACAGACGTAGCCGTACATGAATGCTCCCTTCTCACGAGCAATATTGATGTTGTATATCAATTCTATTCTGTTGGGTGCATCTTTTGCTATCAGACGCATTACCCAGTAAACAGAGCATTCTCGATACTCCTCTGTCTTCTCTCTGCTAAGTATCTTCTGATACCACTCATCGGCAAGATGAAGTGTCAATATTTTCTTTTCCATAATTTACCTATACTGCCTATAATTTCATGTGATTTATGATAATAATTATCGAGGAAAATTTGCATCTGCATTCCTACGGAACAAGGAGTATCAGCTTCAAAGGCTTTAACTATTTTCCGCATTTGCGCTGCTATGTTTAGGGGGTAAGACTGCATTTTTCTCCCAACCATCTTTTATAGAACCATCACTTTCGTTAAGAAGGTGCTCTCTGGGAACAATGAAAATTTCTGAACCAAGTCCAGCGTAAAGCGTATCGTTCTCCTCTGATTCTGTATTCTTACGTTTTGTGTAATCATCCATATTGCTATCAATTTACTTTTTAAACTTCTTGAACCCAGTGATGGCTTCTCGCTCACACATCTGTCGAAACTCGTTGTTCTCAGGCAGACAAGCAAGATAGCCAATGCCAACTTCAAGGGCAAGCCAGGATTTCAATCCTGCTGCCGTATGACGATACTCATTGAAATATTCAGCTACTTGCGCTTCTGATACATTGAAGAATATGCTTCCGTCATACGTTACGTAATCCTTATCGTCAGCAGTTGCCGTCATAAAGCCATCCTCTGCATTAACATAGATTCGAGAAATGCAGTTCTTCGGAATGAAGGTGATTTTATTCTTCTCGATATGATAAATAGCGAGATATGCAGGCTTATCATCATACTCTACGGATCTTTCGTTTATCTGAGGCGAATGATTTTCTATATCCTTTTTCATCCTTCGGATAAAACTACATGCCGAGCAAACGATAACCCCGCTCCATGCAATAAGGAACGCAAAGGCGAAAAAATAAAGTAAAAAATTATTTTCCATTATCTTCTACATTTAATTAATATATTAACTTTCGACATACTCAGAGTACATCCTGAATGTCGCACCCTGCTACTGTGTTTTGTTTACGCTTTATTCCCATCTATTCTTTTCATTTGTCCGTTCTTTAATTCATACCCCACATCTCGAAGTCTTGACTCCATCTTCTCAACCATCTTCTTAGAGGCAAGGTAGATTTGAAATTTATCGGGGTCCATAAGAGATATTTCGGAAGAAATCAAATTGCCAAAGGTATCGGTCTTCTCACTACGAAACCCCATTTCATTTACATCGTTAACCCTGAGCACTTCTGCATCACCCTCTAAGCTCCAATAGAAATGAAGCGAAATCATATTGTCTTCTTGCCAAGAATTTGACCTTACACAGAAGATGCTCTGCTTTATTGCTCTGCGACCCCTACATTCCACGTAATAAATCACACCTTCCTGTAAAAGTGCAGGAGGTATGACAGTATCGCCTATATGCTCTCCATACTCACAAGGCTTGACACGATACAAGCAGTTTTCTGTATCAATATCATATTCTTCTGGGTTGAAATCTCGCCAATTAGGTTCCTCTAATGGGCGATACTCCACCGGTCTTCCCTCCTTAATGGCTTGCAGCACCTGCAGCAAAACATCAACATCAAACAAATAAATCTTTTCCATAACTATTTTGCTTTACTTTTCTTGCCTCTTCTGCTGTTGTCATAATCTATGCTTTATGATTCTTACTTATGAATACGGGCGAGTCTTGGGATGAGCTTCACGTAGCTTTTATATTGTGGTTCTACGTGGCTGACATCGGGATTCGTATCACGCATAGTATTTATTTCATTCAGAAAGTAAGAACCTGTGTAGTATTGAGTGAAACCTATGTAGAGGACAGAACCTTCGTTATTATAACCAGCAAGATAACCAAACTTTCCTCGCGCCCTACCAGTCGTAATCAGAACTTGACGACCGTGATAGAGATGATAAATCTCCTTAACCGTCAATCCGGAAACATCTTCCCACTGGGAATCAGCAGATGCAGGCATATTCTTCTGTCCTGCCATCTCCTCGATAGGCTCAACTTTCATTTCGATACGCAATCCTAATTCCTCGTGCTCTCTTTTGATTTTTAGAGAGCTTAGCTTTGCTTTTCTCCATCTGTCTGCCCAAGAAAGGAGCCAGAAGCCTACGGAAAAGCCTGTCATTACCACAATGGTTGCCCACAGACAACAATCGTATATCTCCTGCGATATAACATAAGGATTGGTGCAGGCATTCTTTAACTTGCCGAGACCATAAATAAGGATAACGGCAAGGATTGGTATCAATGCCGCCAACAAATTGATACCGATAAACTGGGCGTAATATTTTAATTTACTTTTCATCATTTTCTGTTTGTTTTGATTCATAAATCTTTCTTATTTCATCAAGTTTCGCGATGCACACATCTCTATCATCACCTTCAAAAGTTTCTGCCTGTTTATACATGCTGCCCTTTACCATAAAACGGCAATCAAGACCGCGTGCCAGGGTTTTAACCGCAATAATAAAACCGACAAACTCGTTGGGATCATATCTATCTTTCTTGATAGGAGATTGAGCACCAATACGTATCTCGTCCGTAATCTTGTATGTTTTCTTGATTACTTCCGATGCGGTATGAATACTTATTATCGGCTCTAAAGACACGAAGGTCTTAATCTTGTATTCATCATGCAACTTGCGCAGGGCTTCGATTCTCTCCTCAGTAGAAGGAGCGCCAGGCTCCAATTTATCATTTCCGGTGATAGTAAAGCCGATGGTAAGATCACGAAGGAGATCATCCGGATAATCGGCGTCAGGTTCCAAAAAATCTTTCCATTTGTCGTTTTCTAACCAATCTATATTTTTGGTAAGTATCGTAGCTGGAATTTGACGATCTGACAACACAAAAACTATCATTCGCAATATATCCATATCTATATCAGGATCAAACGGATCACAAGTAAACGAAAAGAAAATTCCTCCGTCTTCACGAATTACGTCTTCCCCAATTCTTATTATATCTTTAGCTACAATACTTAGGGCAGAAACAGCAGTCGTATCTCGAATAACTTTTTGTGGAATAGCATCGTGTGCGGTCAGATTATTTTTTTCCATATATCTATTAAGATTCTTATCTCTTGCTTTCACGATAGGTGCTGCTAATTCTGGCTTGTCGCCAAAGGCATGACTCAGTACCCCTCTGCGATTATAGCAATAAGTGCAACCATTGGAGCAACCATGATAGAGATTGATTGCCCACTTTGCGTATTCACCAGCTGCCCCCTGCGGCTGGTAAATCAATGTTCCCTTTATAGGAGTCTCTTTCGTTTCTGTTTCCATACGCTACTTCTCTTTTTCTTTCTGTTGAGTCTCTTCTTTCTGATCATCAACATACTTTTTACCGCAGAAAGGGCAATATTCAGGAAGGATGTTAAGCGTTTCCCACTTCTCACGAAAGGTACCATCTTTCTTCTGCTTGTGGAACATTCCGTAAATGTTTACCTTCAAAACACCCGACGGAACACCGATACTTGCATCAAGACAACCGCTCTCATTGGTCTTTTTCTTGATAATCTTCTCTACTTTGCTAATACAATCACATGACATAATCTTTAATGTTTTTATTCGTTATAACTATTAATAATATCCTCATACTCTCCTATCGTGATTTCCTTGAAATCAGGATTGGATTTCTCGGCTCGAATACTATCATCGAAGAAGACAAAGTAACGGTCGTGGCAGCGAAGAAGCTGAGTGATACAGAAAGGAGCTTGAGGAGGTTCTATACCCAGTTCCTTCAGTATCTTGAAATGATCGGTAACAGCTTTGTAAGAGGCAAGCACGGCAGCGATAGCCTTTCCCTGCTTATATCGCTTATTTGGTACTACGGCTATATAATAGCCATCCTCCAATTTCATGCTATCAAATTTCCTCCATATCTTCTTATCCAGCGTTTCGTATCGCTCGGAGGGTACCCAGATAGCAACTATTTCATACTCTCGCAGCAAGCTGCCGTTAGGCTCATAACCTCGATACTTATCAAACTCGAAGTCAACAGCCTTCTCCACCCTTTCTATATAGGCTTGACGCTCTTTCTCTTCAGCTTCGAGAATACCCTTAATTATTCCATAAGCCTTTGTTCCTTCTTTTGCTTCGTATAACATTGTTTATTTTCTTTTAGAATGAAATGATTTAATAAAGGTATGTGCTATACTCCTTATCAGTATAGAATTTGCAACGAAAGGAGTAATGCGAGGAACGGAGTGCAATGTGTCCTTGTTCCTTAAAGAAGTATATGCCTCCAGCCATTCGAGTTTAAGTTTCAATGCTGTCTTACCCACACCAAAGGCAATACAGATCTTTTCTAAATTTTCATCTTCATTAGACCTTGAATTTTCCATATTCATACTCTTTAATTTCCACTATATTGTCGGGTTTCTTTCTTTATGCGACCCTTTCGGGTTAAGATTATTGCCTGTACAATACGATGATCAATAACCGAATATTTAGGGAAACTTATTCTCTGATTATAAAGTACGTGACGAATATGCCAGTAATAACTACATTTATGTCCCCATTTTTCATTATGCGGTTCGTAAGACATAATCTTCTTTGCCAACCTTGCTTTCATGATTTTTAATCTTCAAGTAAGGACTGAGGAATCTTTAGTTCCTCACATCCACAAAGACGAAGGAAATGCTGCAGGTCGTGAATGCTTATTACCTGCATAACTCCTGTTGTTCTATAGACAAGACTGCTCTGTGTCTTTAGATGGGACACGGTTAGGATTTGCGCTATTGTAGCCTTTCCTTGTGACTCGTTGATACAAGTGAACCAATTCAAGCCTTCACGACAAAGGCGCTGATATTCTTCCTCATCCTCGTAATGCAACTCATAAACCACAATGCGATAATCGCAGTTGAAACGCTTGGCGAAAAACTGATACTGATAAGAGAATTTCAGATTTTCATTCGGCTGCCTCACGTCGCTGCAAATCGTGAATACCTGCGGGTTTTCTTTCAACCATTCCTCCGTTATCGGAACAAGACATAAATCTTCATAATTTCTACCAACCGTACGATCTATCCACGCGAAAGTAACATGAACAAACTCATCGTCCTGGCTATCAACACATGATAACAGGTTTCCTTGCTGCGGGTCATCCAGAGATGCAGGAGCATATACGTAATCACCTAACTGAAAATCGTGCGGTCCATACTCGATAGGTTCGGAACCACTTATCTTTATTTTCATTGCCATACCATTGATTTATTACAATTCCACCAATATCTTAGGCTCTATTCCACCCCCCACAGGTATGGCACGCAGAAGCTATGCCTTGTGGACTGAATACCCTACGACAAGACTCAAAGCGCTTATCGAAAGGTGGGGTATCAAGAGAACCTAAGACAATGGTGTGAATATGGTTATTCTTCGGTTGCATCGTCCTTTTTATCGCTATCAGATGATGAACCAGAGTCAGCTTTATTGCTCAAATCCTTAACAAGGAAATGAGCATGGCCATCAGACTCTACTCTTATTTCCTCATACCCCATACGCTTGTACCAGTCTAACACCCAAGACTCGCTTTCTCGATCGTCCCAACGCAATCCGACAGTACGACATCCTGCCATGACGCACAGTATCTCGGCTTCACGCATCATCTTTTTAGCAAGACCGGTATTTCTTACAATACAATCCACAAAGAGTGCCCAGACGAAAGCGTCGCAATCTTTCCAGAATGGATCATTTTCCTTCTCGTGCTGCTTGGGTATGTCAAGATGTAAGGTACCATAGACATCAAGCATCAGTACTTCAGATATTAAATATCTGCGGACGTGGTACCAATCTTGTATCTGGCATGAAACTTTGAAGGGAGGTTTGAATCTGGCATTGTTAGTATGTTCACCCTCATCGCCATCCTTGTGCTCCTCAGCTTCGGGTTCCTCTGTATCCATTTGACGGATTTTTGCTCTTGCCCAATCCATCAGCTTAAAGAACACCCAAAAGGAAGCAACTATGCTCGCAAAAAACCAATACATAGATAACGTATTTGTTGCAAACAGTTTCTGAGATAACTTATCAGGATAATGTGTATTAAAAGATGACATACTTGCGATGTTAAAACACAGCATAAGTATAACCACTGCAAGAATTGGTATCGCTGCAATACCCACTCTTTTCAAAAATCTTACTACTTTCATTTTCTTATTATTTTATTTTTCATTTTTTATCTGTTTATCTATAGCCTCCTGAGCAAGGATTTCTTGCCAATGGGCTTCATGATTATTTCTTGCATTCTGTTCCTCAGTGAGCTGCGGATTGCATGTGCCAAAACAATAGACATCCCATTTCTCATACTCATCCATCTGATATGGAGGCTTAGAGTCTGGAGTGGCAGGAGTATATGCCTTAACGAACTCTTTAGGCGTGAGAGTAACCTTGGTTAATGCAACAGGATCAATGATTTCGTACTTGAAAATACGACTCTTGCCTTTTGCTGGAGAATTGCGAACCGCCTTGACCCAACAGATATTCCCTCGATATTCAGTGGTGAGGTGAGCCATATAGTAAGGTTTCCATTCCCGCTTATCCCTAAAGGCACTACAGATACCCATAGGAGAACATCCATCATAAGTGACAATATCAGACTGCCAGCAATGATTGTAACCGAGGTCACTGATATGGCCATGCACGCAGAACTTGCACATCCTCATCCTCTCCTGATCATCAGCCGAAGGAGTGGGCTGCATCAGGTTCTGTTTGATATTCGCCATTGTCTTTCTCTTTTGCCATTTTTTCGCTATCCATTTTATCATAGAAAACGGGCGCTTCTCCGGCTGCCATGCGTTCCTTATTATATCTGGCGAAGGCGAGACCTATTTTGTCCTGATAGGTTTCGTTGATGGTACGGCGCTCTTGCTTAATGCGAGCCATACCGTTAGAGAAGAGATTGAAAGAATTGGTTTTGCGAGTGGCCAACTTCGCATTAAATATGCCAAGGTCAAAAGCCTGCTGCTTCTGGAAAGCCTTTAATGCCTCCTTCTGTTCTTTCATAAAGGCGATTTTTTCTTCCTGTCTTTCATTGCCTTCACGCTGATACTGCGATTTCAGACTACTTATGTGGTCATAAGTAGCCATCATCTTCTCGTCTCTCTCCTTACGTAAGGGAGTGAGAACGTCCGACTGAAACTCTTGTAATGTTCTCATTTTAACATAAATCCTTTAATGATTAAACTTATAATTTTGTCGCAGGTAACGAGTGAAACGATAGTCTCGGTATAATAAACTAACGAAAGCCGAAACTACGAAACTGTTTACCTGCGTTATTTTCAATCTTGGAAATCGAGTGATGGAGATTTTGCCTCTATCTCGGCTTTCTTTCTTTCCTTCTCAGCCTTTTTTGCTGCCTTTGCGTTATCAGCAGCTTCGCTAAGAACATTCTTCAGTTCCTCACGAGACAATAGAGGATTGTCCTTCACTGTCTCGATGAACTTTTCTCTGCCCAACTTCTTGTAGAGAGGAATAAACTCCTTATCTACCAAGTCAGCAGGTCCACCGGCTGGAATACCGACCTGCATGAGGGTTTTGCCTTCCTTATTGACGACAAAGAACTCTCTTCTCTTTCCTCCTTCACCTGTGACGGTAATACCACCCGAAAATTTCGCCACGCTAAAGCAGCTACTCATCCAGGCTTCTTTCGTCAACAATATTGATTTTATTTCTGTCATAAGCCTTTATTTTAATGAGAAATTAGAAATTATCAAATGCAATATTACTGATAATTATTTGTCATTTCTCACTTACCATTTCTCATTTCTCATTTTTCATTTCTCATTATATATTCATTTCTTTGTCTGTACACCCCGAAGTGTCTTGATGTTCTACATATCGCTTACGTTTCAGGCAGTACTGCCCACTAATACATAACCTACCATATAGACATATCCAACAGGGTTTAGCTTTGGTTTTCTCCTTTCCCATTTATCTTCTCACTTATCTTATCATTTATCTTCTCACAATAAGAAACGCTTTTCACATCAAGAAATCAGCTTCAATGTCGTTCCCAACGTCATTTCTCATTTCTCATTTCTTATACGTAACATATACTTTCGGGTGCAAAGATAATAAAAAACAAGGGAAATAATATACCTTACCTATTTTATTTTCGTATTTAGGTGTAAATTTAAGAATTATTATAACTATAATCTATTTTGCACTGAATGTCTCTACAGAAAATAAGCCTTACGCCTATATCAAGACACAAAAATCTCCCCAATCCTCACGGACCAGGGAGATAACATGAATTAACAAATACATTATAAGGTTCAATTTTGCTTTTCGCTAAAAGCTCATCACACAAAAACAATGTTTAATATTCATCTTTTAAATTAAAGAGAACTTTTTTAGAGTTTAAAAACCGTCTTCGTTTCACAACGATATAATCAACCTAATACCTTTTTAACAAACAATATGAAATCAATATTTTAAACAAAATAACTTAATAACTTAGTGTGTAATGAATCTAATTCCGTCCACTTCTATTACCAAAATGTCGTTTACGATACGGATTTCCTTGCTCTTGACGAACTGGACCATCCGTTGATGACGCAACACATCTACCTTGAGGCAGACACATTCACCTTCATCGACATGCCCTGTCTTGGTCAGAAACTTGATATAGAAGGGTTTTCTTTCAACCTTTCTTGCAGTTTGAGGATGGATATACCCTGTAACAAGTTGGTTGCTACGAGGGTCTATCCATTGCCATTTCTCGCAAAACTGCCGTAAGACAGTGAAGCTTTGAGTATATCTTCCCATAACATTATCTATTAGTATATCAGAAGTTACACCTGCCCAAAATTATAATGATCTGAATGGCTCATCGGCTCATTCTTCTCATCTTGGTAAGGTGGAAACTCTGCCTTCAGGAAACGAGAGAATAACAGGTCTGTCACCTTTCGTTTCTCCTTATTGACATGCTGCCTCTGATACAGAACATCAGGAAAGCAAACATTCTCTACCGGATTTCCCCAAGTCAAATCATTCACCCAGTTGGAAGTATTCGGGAAGAATGACAGGTTGTAAGCAGAAGTTTTAGCGCTCATCTTCTCCAGCATAGGACCAGAAAGCGTGAGGGCTTTATCGTTCTTATAGAGCACCATGTGCGAGGTAAGACTGCTCACATTTCTATTGTTAGCATAGAGGATTTTATCCTTATATTGCTCCAAATAGGTGAACAGTAGATTACTCATGTCCCTCTGTGTAGTGAGTACAAGATGGGTAATCCATCCTCGCTCAAAACACAACTGCAGAAAGACTGCCGTTTCATTTAAGAGAACCGGCATGGAGAGCACCATCACAAGGAAACTCTCCTTGTGACTTGGTGCATCATCCATCAGATAGGCGATTGCGCGAAAGAATTTCTCCATCGTTACGTCGCCATGTGTGTAAAAGGTAAGCATCCTTCTGGGTGCCTCACTTACAGCCTTGGGTAGTTTCTTATCTACACAACAAGGCGGGATAAACAACAAAGTATCATCCATATACACGTCAGTTCAACAACAACAACTTAATATAATAAAAAAACAAATTAGACATTCAAGAGCATCGGCATAAGCAATGATAATTGCTTTGGCGAAGACTCGTTTGGTACAAATATTCCTGCCCGACTTGGATCATTCAACTCTAAGCGAATGGTGTCGCAAGGAATAACGGCTACGCAGTCCAGCAAACTACTTGCCTTAAAACCGATGCGGAAGTCTTCAGGGCAGTTACTGTCCTGAATTAGTACCTGATCATCGGCAAATGTACCGAAATCTATATCTTCAGCATGGACGTTGAGGAACATTCCCTTCTTCTGAAGAGAAATCATATTACTGCTTTCTGACGAGAAAAGCGCCACACGCTTTACCACGCTGATCAGCTCATTTTTACTCATCACAATGCTATAAGGATTGTTACGAGGTATCACTGAGTTGTAGTTAGGATAGCCACCTTCTACCTTCTTGCAGATGAGTTCAATGTCATCCGCTGTAAATCGGATAGCGTTTTCGTTGTCCTCAATATCAATCGTTTCGCAATCATCAAAGACAGAGAATATCTTGAGGTAACTGCTGTGTACCAGAATCTTGCTGGCTTTGCCTTCACGGTAGTAATCGCTGCCACCTGTCTTCGGGTCATTGGTATGAATAACCTTCAATAAAATGTGTCCGGTCGAAGCCACAAATGTAACTTGTGATAAGTCTTCTGCCTCGTCGATGCAGAGACAGTTCATTACAGGACGCAACTCATCATTAGCCACAAACTTACCTGCATGAGATAGCACCTCCTTGAATACTGGCATCGGCAGAGCGATATGAGATATTCCATTTTGGAATGGTTCCACAAGAGGGAACTCTGTTGCATCCTCAAAGTCCATTCTGATCTTACCTTGCTTGGCAGTCTCTCCATTATGGGTGCAGTACTCGATGTTCATGCTGTGTGAGCCTGTCTGCTCCGACAACTCGAAAGTGATCACGCAGTCGCCAGGGAGAGTAGCGAGAAGACGCAGAATGTCATCGAGGTGCAGTATGACATCATCAGTGAAGTTGCCTTCGACAACAGAGAAAGGTGCAGGAACCTTCAACTGAGAATCAGTAGTAGCCGACACAAAGAAAAATTTTCCATTCTTCTGAGTCAGAAGAACGTTTCCCAAAATGGCGATCGCATTCTTAGGGTCAACACACTTCGCAGCCTTCTGCAAGGCTTGACGGAGCAAGAGGGATGATTGCGCTTGTATTTTCATTTTACTTCTATTTATTATATAAATTCAATTTCTTTATTGACGAACTTAATGTATGTATTGAAGAACTGCGTTACCTGTTCGCAAGCTCCGCTACCGGTATAGGTGCATCTACCCGTGCAGTTGGTTCTGGTACCATCCGGATTTTCACAATACTCACCAGGTCCCGTTCCTCCTCGGTGACAAGGGCAGAGATACACGAAGGTATCTACCCACGCTTGGCGATTGGCTACCCTTATGCCTTTCTTCTTTTTTGTTTCTTCTTTCTTTGCCATTTTTTTATCTTTTAAAAAGGTAGGCTACTCTTATCTATTTCATCTACCGTAGCAGCAGCATTGTTGTTGCTATCACTGCCATTTGGTATGGCTTGTCTCCTACCCTGCTTACGAGAGGTGAATGCCTTCCAGCGTTCCTCCTCTTCGGTAGTAAGTGTAACGATGTTGCCATCATCATCACGATAAGGTAATGGGTCGGGACCATCGACATACTCTTTGGCGATACGTTTCAACTCGTCATAGCTTTCAGGGATATGATCCTTGCCACTGCGGAAGAAGAAATAGACGTGCTTACTCGTCTTTACCTTGCGGATATGCTTTGGCTCAACGCTATCATCGTTCTCCCATTCCCGTCCTACGAAGTATTCCTCCGTTATCCAGGCTCGAAGCTTGAAACAACCATGGCGCTTGTTGTCCTCACCTACAAGAAGGTTTTCAGGATTGCAAATGATGTTCATGTTCTTGCAATACTTCCTGATTTTCTTCTTAAAGGTGGCTCGGCTATACTCCTTACTCTTACCCTCACTGGCATCAGCCCAATCTCGCATGAACTCATTGAACATTTCGTCTGCGCAGATAGGTGCTGAATAGACCTCGTTACGGCTGAAGAACCACTCGAAGTAGTTCACCGTATTCTCGGTCAGTTCTCTTACCATCAATCTTCGCTGTACGTTCTTCTGAGGAGCGATAACAAAGGTGTGATAGCGCATGATGAACTGAACGGCAAGGGCGCAGATGTATATCGCCTGATTGCGGTCTCGCTCATTCAACTCTTCTGGGTCTGTCACGAGATTTTTCATCACTTCCTTTGGGGAACGCGCCACCTTATGCTGCATAGGGTTATCACGGCAGAATCTATCAGATAATGATACCAGTGGAAAACGTCCGATGGTACTCTCATCGTCATCACTCAACTGCGAGTTACTGGTAATCACGTTTAACGGTGATTCTTCCAGCTTGAAGACGATAGGGTCGCCGAACTTTCGTTCTACCTTGGCTCCCGCCGTTACCTTATTATAGAAGTATTTCATCGGGAAACCAGAAGGCTTATCTTCCCAATGCACTACTCTAAACTTGCCTGGATATATCAACAAGTCAGACAGGCTGAACTTTGCATCGGCTATCGTTATGAAGTCCTTCATATCGACACGAAGTATATTCACTGCTGAACCTACCACGAGATTCACCATGAGTGATTTACCCGAACCACCACTTGCCTGCTTCTCGTCCTCCACCTCATCTTCGAGGAGATAAGGGCAGATACTCTGCATGTTGGCCCATGAGCGATAGCAGATTCTTCCCAAACAGGAAATCATGTTGGCAAAATGGGAGTTGATGTCGGCGATGGCTTCGGCAGACATCGGTTCTTTGTTGCGAATGCAATCCTGCTCCAGTCGCCACTGCATATTGCAGCAGCCTCGAATCACTCTCAGTATCGGCCAAAGTTCTTTTTCCTGCTTGCCTTGCCAGTCCACTTGCCAGCGGAAGGTCTGCGCCCAGTCTTTAAGCTCAGCTTTTTTCTGGTCGATTTCCTCTCTTGAAAAGACCGGTGAACCGTCCTCGTTAACCTGCGCTTCCTCTTGGGCGATGGCTGCTACCCTATCCTTATATTCCTGACTCTCGCTGATTACGAAAGGAGGATTGAACACCCTCATCGTGAAATCATACGGTTTCTTTGCCAAGGCTGGGATAAAGAAATTCAGGCGGTCGTAGCTGACTGGCATGATGACTTCGGGAGTAATCTTCAACGCCACATTGCGGAAGAAGAAATATTCCGTATGAGCATCGAAACTTTCGGTGAAGTCTATCACCATACCCTGCAAGCCGCCAGCCGATTTCTCGCTGAAATTCTTGTCTATCAGGTTGGCGCAGTCTGACATCATCTTGCGCTCCTGGTTATTATGCCGCCAACTCTGTTCTGTAAACTGCAGGAGTTGGGTCTTCGTTGCCTGAATGATACTCTTCTGGTCGATGTATTCAACGAAACATCTATCCAGATGGATATACTGACCTACAAGGTCGGTACTCTCAGGGTCTATCATTCTGTAATATCCATGGCACGTCATAAAAAGCCAAACCTTAGTAGGCGATACCTTACAGGTAGGCGGTTTTGGTTTGCCACTTCGAGGGTCACGGGGATATTCTATCTCGAATGGGTCCGTATTGTTGGCACCTCGCAGTCTTGAGTATAGCGGCAACCTTATATCGTGGTCGAACTTGAAGTTGTCGGCATCATCCATGTGATAGCACATCAGATAATCTCTCACGCTTCGTGGTGAGCAACCATACAACCAGTTCCACCTTTGGTTATATCTACTTCTAAAGCCATCTGGCAATGTAGCATAGCAAATATCGCAATACTTGGTTGCGATGGCTCCACAATCCCTCTGGCTGGCGATGTCGTTAGGGTAAAGCATGATGACCCTCTCGGCAAATCGCTTCATCTTCTGATACTGCACAGCATTGAAGTCGAGCTTTTCCTGCCTCCACTGCCCCCGCTCGATATACCAGAAGTTTCTTCTGCCAAGCGAGAAGGCTACGTGGTACCAGCAGTATTTCTGAAAATGGCTGTCCTGCGCCTTATCCTGACGCAGGGAACGCATGGCGTAATAGATACTCAATGCGTCTTCCGGTGTTCTGCAGAATACGATATTCTGCGCCTTGATGTCACCCACTTCTATGGGTTCCTCTTCGCTATGATAAGTACCTTTCGGCGCTCCTTCCTTCGTTTCATTCTCTACCCATATCTCCTTAGTCTCTGTATAAGGCTCATCGGGTTGCAGTTTTTCTATTGCCGAATGAACGGCAGTAGAGTTGTTACTCCGATGGTCCATCGCATAAGTGAAAACCTTATCACCCATCAGCCACTTGCTCACCTTTCTTACGCTATGATCCTCACAGGTAGAGAAGACTATCGGGTCTTGCTGCATAGCCGGACGGAAGAAACATCCGCAACTGCCTTGAGGCGCTATCACGTCTGTAGCGAAGCAGACGAAAAGAGGGTTCCATGGAGTACCATAGATCACCTCACTCGCTAATTGCCCGTTTCTCACCACGTTGGGCAAGGTCACTTTATCCACGGCATAGATGCGGAAATCATCATTCAGCATGGTCGTGCTGAAATCCTTACCAAACCCAAATTGAGGGATTCCCTTTACCATTGTGACATCGCACCCCAAAGCTGCGAGCTCCTGGGGATTGAAGTCAACTTTTGGTAAAAATGAAAACGTCTCAATAGTTTGTGTGGCAATGGTACGATAGTCCATCTTAGCAAAGAGCATCGGCCATTTGACCCTTGTCTTCTCATTGTCGCCATACACCCTCACCACGAGGTCATGGCATAGGCGCAAAAGACTTGCCCCGTGCATCGGCAGGTTGCGCATGGCAGCATAGAGTTCCAATGCTCCATAACCGCTTTTGCCGGTCTTGGTACACATCCAGCGCAAGGCTCCATGCCCTGCCTGGTTGTCGTCATCCACACCCACACCGTCGTACATACCGCCTCGCTCATTATTATAGATAATGAAATGCGGAGTCTGTTGGGCAGGTGTATCGCTATCATCCATACCATCATCCGCCTTCTTCTGACAGAACGGGCAGAAGCAGGCAGTCTGATTCGCTATATGCTGCTCATCGGCAGGCTTCACAAGGAAAGCCATGTCGAGATTGGCAAGCTGGTTGATTATAGGATGATATATCATTTTCTTACTATCGTATATTTATAGTATCGACGAAAATAGACCCAATGAGATAGGCGAGGCCAAACTTAAGTGATGACGACCCTGCTTTCCAGTGTTATAAGCCTCCAGCTATGTACCTGTCCGAGCGCCTCAATAGGAATGTATCAGTAATGCCACGACACATAAAATTATGTAAAATTGATACATCTCCCACCTATCCATTCAGGTATCATTGCTATTTCGGGCACAGGATCGCGTATGAACGAGTTCAGGACGCATTACTGCCATCCTTCGCCTCTCATGGGTCTATTCGTCAATATCATTATTTCACACTATAAAGAAGACCTCGGGCGACACGCCAAATTTCACGGTCACTTTTTGAAACAGGATTCTCAGGCTTTTTAATCAGACTATTCCTGCGTCGTTTTGAGAGCCGTTTATTGTGGTGGCAGGGATTATCCTCTACCGCACCACTATCGCCCTTCCGGTCTTCCTGCCATTTCACCGATGGCTCGGTTGTCTAAAAAAAATAAACATTCGGAACGTATCAAAACACGTCGTTACTCATATTTAAAAACTCCCGCGTTTCCCAACGAAGGAGCTTTTTTCAGTACAACTTTTGTATGATAAATGTTATATGAGTAAAAATGTTGCTATGTGTTCAAAAATGTCTCAAGTTTCAGATGCCGTATCTTGCAGTTGCAGATAACCTGCATCCGATGTATCAGCATTCTGGTGAAGCTCTCAAAGTTCAAAAGCTCCGTATTCAGCCCTATTACCTGCACCTCTGTTCTCCAGTAGCATTTGCCGTTCTTGACACGGCAACTGTGCGAGGGAACAACCCGAATATCTTCTACGTGATTCTTCAGAATATCATAGATGTATTGGGCAGCATCATAGCATAATGCGAATGGAGCATAGAAGAGCAAGGTGGGAATATCATCCCTGATGCCTCTCATCGTCTCGGTGTAAGCGATGCGATGAATAAAGGCATGTTTAGACCTTTGCCCCGATGCCTTCAGATGTTGTCTATTGGGCGTATATTTCATGCCCAGATAGTCGTATCTTCTTTTCATAACTCTTGCTGCAATAAAACGTCAAGACCCGCAGACATTCTGTTTTTCGAGTTCAGATAACCGAATCGGGAAAGCTCGCATTCTCTTCATCATCTGCCAAGTGCTATATATACTGCGCTTGCAATCAAAGATAGGGTCATGGGCAGCACCGTCATCGGCAATATCCTGATAGTCTTGAGTTTGCTCATAAGCCCAATCAATACTAAAAGGAACACTATTGTGATCAAACGTATTGTTTGCCTCCCATAGGAGACGCGCACCCTCCAAATAGTATGTGCGATGGTCCCTAAACTGGGTATGCTTAATAGTAAACTTGATGCCCAACTTGTAACAAGCATATCTCAGAATAGCGATGTCGAAATCAGTACCCTGCGCCCACAGACACAATTCTGTATCTCCCAGCGTTGCCAGCACCTCATCCTTTATCCAACCGAGCAAGTCCGTGATAACCACGTCTATCGGAAGACAAGGATTGTCATCATCATCGAGCAAAGCCTGTTTTGCTTCTTCGCTCTGCTGTGACCACCATTCAGCAGTTTTCTGGTCAAAAGTGAAGCCTTTCACAAAGCAGCTTCGCAAATCGACGTTTGCCGAAAAGGTTGGGTACCTCAGCAATCCGTCACTTTTCTCGAAGAACGGATTTTCGGTGTCGTAGCGCTTCCACGCTACCGCGCCAACACTCATGATGGCTGCGGTAGCTGGGAGCGCACAGGTTTCAAAATCAATAGTTATGTCAATCATCGTTTCATCTTTGAAAAGTAAAAAAGTAAAAAGGTAAAAAGGTAAAAAGAGCATTCCTGCTTCTTTTCCTTGTTCCCTGGATTCATGCGAGGTTTTTACCTTTTTCAGTAAGACTGCTTTTTACCTTTTTACTCTTTTACTTTTTTACCTTTTAAGAACTCTTCCAGCAAGGCTTTGATGCCTACCTTTTCCCACTCTTTCCAGTCATCAGACGAGAAACGCTTGATGATGGTGGTACGACTCATACCTCGTTCCTCCATGAAGGAGTAGAGTTTCATACATAAGCCGTTTGCTGCCTGCTTCAAACAGGCATAAAATACACCCGGCTTATCACTCTGGGCAAGAGTATAGAGATAACCCTTATCGCCTATCTCGTTACCCAAGGCATCACGCTCTACGTACTCAAGTAATACCTTACCTATATCAGGCATACCTAAAAACTGACTTTTACAGTTATTAATACCCAGAATTTCCCAAGCATCGAAACCTTTCTGAAAGAATCGAAGGTAAAAAGTAGAGTCAGTGAAGCCCTTAGCCGATAAAAACTCAGCTAAATTCTTCTTCTCTTCAGCATTTAGGTCGTTAACGTCTAACGAATTGTTCTGCTGCGTAACTTTTTCTATAATTTCCTTTGTCATTTCAATTAAATTTCTTAAATTTGTTGCAAATTTAAAGATTAAAATTGAAATAAACAAACGTTACGTATATTTTTCTTTTAAAATTAGGGGAATTTAACATAGGTTACGTATAATATTTAGTTTAGAGTGTGTTTTTAGAGTTATTCACCTTTTTAATTATTAGTGATATGAAATATTGTTATAATTATAGCTTCCTCGAAAAATGGATAAAAGCGAATAGAGATATTACGGATAGGCAGATTCTTCATGCCATAGGTACAACAAGCAATACGAGGCTGGATAATTGGGAAAGAATGAAAGCCCCTATCCCTACTATCCAACTCCTGCGATTCTGCAATACGTTCCAGGTACCTATCACCGCTTTCATCGTTGATACGGATGCTAAATACGATAAAAGCATAGATGAACTTGACTATGTGCAACCAGACATTAATGACCAGTTTGAACCGAATGGCGGCTATATCTCACAAAATGAGAGACGACCTAACGGCGGTCGTGCCCTGCGTGATCCTATGGATGTGGATCGCATGAAATCCATCATACCCGGACTGACAAACATCAAGGCCTATAGGCAGAATGTTCAGACTGGAGACATCCATCAGTCATCATCTGCTCATCATGCTTTCATCAATCAGTCTCTTCCAGAAAAGGAATCAGACGTGAGCCTATCAACGCTTAACAAGATGCTCGATATTATCGCAGAGCAACAGAAACAGATGGCAGGGCAACAGACGCTCATTGCAGAACAGCAACGAGAGATTGCCACCCTCACCCACCGCATACTCAGCATGACTGATGCAAGATATGGCTCTGGCAATGTCGGTATGGCTGCCGACCCACTGATGCACGATGATAAATAAACAAAAAAAAAGGTCGCCCGTCCGTGATGGATAGGCGACCAAGAAGATAATAAAAAATCTAACTAATAATAAAAAACATAATAAAAAATTAAGATCATTTCTAAAATTCGATTAGAACGCTTCTAAGAAAAAGAATAATCTCACGATCACTTTATGATTTATTTGTTGCCGACATTCTGCGGCGATAAAATTCCTTCTCTGTGATTACCTGACAATCGTCTGACAGGCTCTCATAAGGCACATCCGTGTACCAGAAACCACGATACTTGAACAAGGCAGGAGCCGTATCACCGAAAGAGAACGGAAGAATGACTGCGTTCCCGTCCTGGTCCTTGATAGGATTGCCATCCTTATCTTTTTCCTCAATAGGCTTGAGCTGCAGCATACCTATCAGGTTCATTTCGCTCACAACAGGCAGCGCCATCATTTCCTTCTCCAACGCACTATCAGGTTCTGGAACAAAATAAGGAGTTCGCTCGATGCCCTCCACGTTAGGGATTTCTATATTCTTCCATCCAGGCTTGCTGATGGTATTCTTGAACTCTACCATCGCTACACCGCCAGCCATGCCAGCCACCGACTCAAAGTAGGTATCTCCACCCTGCTTTTCCACCCAGGCTCTTGCCGTTTCACTCACCCTATTGCAATCATCAATAAAGCTTTGCAACTTCTTACCTGTCTCGCTTTCCTCACTTACCTTGAGATAAACGTGAGGTCTGTTGTTCTTTCCCATAAATCCTTTATTTTGATAATTAAAACTTTGCCTTACAATAAATGACCGGCTCACCACTTTCATCGTTGTGCATCTTAAAGCCGTGATAACTCAACTCCTGCAGATACAGACTCAACGGGTCGCCTAACGGACAGACCACCGCCTTGAAGTAGCTCCTCAACTGGTAGTCGGTATAGGTATCGCAATCTTCCGTCCAATGATCCAATGGCGCATACTGATTGCAGAATGCCGTTATCTTAGCCGGAATAACGAAATCGTCTAAGGTTACTTGCGCCTGATCGCTATTGTCGATTCCGTCAAAATCATTTCCTCTTTTACCCTTTCCCATTGTCTGTATGTTTTTTGAATGATGTAAGTACCAGAACGATGACCAGAATGACGAATAGAGCGAAGGCATTCTTGGATGCTTTTTCAATGAAAGACTGTCTTTTGACATCTTCCGTATTCTTCTCCTGCCTATCCGATAAACTGTCGTTGATTGCCCAGTGTGTACCCACATCACGCTTATCGCTTAGTGCAATACTATCCACGCTCTGCTGCATCTGTTTAATTTCATGCCGTTGGTGGTTGGCAGTTAACTGAGAACTGCTTTGTTTCTGTGAGCCATAATTGCGCTGGATAGTCCTATCCGTGGTGGTCGTCTTGTTGCCTTGCGCATCCGTGGTCTCAGTTATCAGCTCATGGATGGTTTCAGAGAGGCTATCACCTTCAGTAGTGGAAGACGATACCTGCACCGTCGATTGTGTACTTTTCTGCACGCTATCCGATGATACCACCGTCTTGCGTACACTATCCGTCTGCTCTGTCCTCATGCTGTCCTTCACTTCCTGGTGACTCATATCAGTCACTCGACGAGAAGAAGCGCAGCCTGTAAGCACCATCACTACCGACATCATCAGTAGTAGTATAATCTCTTTCCGTTTCATACGTATTCATTTCTTAATTTTTCTGGTGCAAAGATACAAAGAAAGAAATAAATGGGAAGGACAAAATTTTTAAAGGTAAAAAGGTAAAAGAGTAAAAAGGTAAAAAGAACATTCTTGCTATAAAAAGCAAAAGGTAAAAAGAACAGCAGGGCAATATCCCGCCAGGCTCTTTTTGCCTTTTTACCTTTTTACTTTTTTATCTTTAGGACTACCCTCGGTAGAATACTGGTGCGAAGGAACCTTTGCAGTCAAAGAACTCCTTAGCTTTTTCCTCGATGCCCAACTTTCGAAGCATATCAAAGTCCTCATCGCTGCACTCCACGCAGAACCTGTCGTTCTTCATACCGACAAAGGAAATGCGGGAAACCAGTGATTTTTCAGCGTCGCCTATAATGAGCTTACAGAAAGCCTTCCACTTGTCGGTACCCTCGCCTACCTCGGTTTTAATCTTGGTAGAAGTAGGCTGCACGTTCTTCGCTACATCAAAAGCTTTCGCATCGAATAGCTCACCTTCAGAATATTTTCCTGCCTTATGCAATTTGCCCAAAGGTGTATAGAACACCTCGAAGGTGATATAGTCGGGGTTGCCTCGCTTCTTACCTTTAGAATAATGTTCCGTATAATCAAAGGTAATATCTATATCATTCTTCTTTGCCTGTGCCACCAGGTCAGCCTTCGCCTTATCCAAAACGTCCTTTTTGAACTTGGAGTATTTGGCATACTGATACACCTTTTTCTTTGTTTCCGGATCAATCTCATAGCAGCCCAGGAAGTCCTTTAGTTTCTCTACCGTAACCGATAAGGGGTCTCGCTGTCCTTTCTTGCGTGGACGGTCCTTATTCTCCATCAGCCAAAGATAAACCCTCGGTGTTACTCTTCGCTTACTGGTCTTCGCTACACGAGCCATGTGCGGTACATATCCCTTGCTCAAGTCGAAAGCATAATCTGCTACAAAATGGTTGATGTATAACTCGACAACGCCCGAATAAACATCCTTAATAGTACCATCCTTGCCTACCCACGTTTTCTTAGGCAGCGATATGCGGTCGAATACAGGATAGAAGTCAGAAAGCTTATCATTCTTTACAAACACCCTCAGAGCGCCAATTTCTTCTACGATAGGAACCTTGCCATCGGCAAACTCCTGAAACATTTCCTTGTAGTTACTATGATTATCTACAAGTTCTGACATATCTATACGGATATAAAGAGCTTCCCTTTTCTGTTCCTCAGACAGGAACGGAGATTTAGGATAGGTCTTCTCCTTGTATCTCATCTGGTCGTAGTATTGATTGATATACTCCTGTAACTTTGCGCTTACCTGCAACATGATGTCTTGCTGCAAAAGCGAGAAGGTGCTGCCCAGCGAAGCATAAGAGCATGGAGTCTTGATCCACCGCAAATTACAAAGCTGCTGTTTCGTAGGCTGGTTTTCTAAGTCACGGAAAGTAACTTGGTTTTCATTCATTCGCTTATCTTCATTTGCGCCCATAACTATTACTTATATTTTTTTTCATTTTTATATATACAGGTATAATAAATAGTATCAGTATCAGTATAGAGACTTGAAAAATGCCCGAAATGCCGATAAACACTAAGGTTTCCGAAAAATCGAGGTTCCAAGAACTATACCTTTTGGTACCGAAAACTATACCCTTACGTACCGAAAACTATACCCTTCCGGATTTCAGAACTTCGTACCAAGAACTATACCCTTTGGTACCGAAAACTATACCCTTACGTACCGAAAACTATACCCTTCGGTAAAATACTTTAGTAAGAAGGTAAAAGAGTTTAGTAAAATTTTACCTCAAACTTAGCCACAAATGTAGTGGCTTATTAGGTACCAAGAACTATAACCCTTTTGTACCTTTTGGTACGAAAGTCACTATATCTATGACTAAGTTTTCTTCATAACTATCTGAAAGTCAATCATTTAACCATTTGGTATAATGAGAATCACGTTGTCATAACGCATTCTATAGCACGTAAATGCCTATAAATCAGCGTTTTACGATATGAATTTATCCATAAATATAATGAGTTGGTACCGAAAACTATACCCTTCGGTACTATTTCGGTACCAAATCTGACTTTTCGTTTACCTACCAATCTGACTTTTCGTTTACCTGCAAATCTGACTTTTCGTTTACCAGCAAAAGCCTTTTTACTCTTCTACCTTTTTACCTTTAAAAAAGTCGTCGATAAATTCCATAACAGCCTGCGCAGCCAAGTCCTGAAGGCTCTTACCCGTACAAGCCTTAATCTGCACCAACTTGAAATAATAATCCATAGGAAGCTGGATTTTTACACCCTTGTCGGCTTTCAGGGGCTTCATGTTTAAAGGTGTCACGCTCTTAGGAGCTACTGGGGGCTGTACCGGTTCCTGCGTTTCTGGAACAATCGTTTCTGCAGGTTGAGGTTCTGCTGCCGGAGCATTCTCTGGCAGTGCAGGTTGTTCTGCTGCCGGAACATCTTTTGGTGCGCTCTGTTCGCTTGATGGTTCAGAGTTGTAAATATCCTCAATATCCTTCATTGCCTCCGACGAGTTAATATCAAACTTGGAGAATCCGTTTTTCTGCTGTCTTGCCATAACACTCAATATTAAACATAAAACATTATTCAGGCATACTCTCTAAGACCTCTTTAGTGAAAGCCTCGTAGTCATTGCCCACTCTACTGTAAGGTGCATAAGTGAAAATGTCCTGCGCCATTGCCTGTGCCTCCACCATCTTAGTATCACGGCGGGTATAGGAGTCGAACATATAATCATCAAACTTATCACCCAAATACTCCTTAAACTGTTTGGTGGCTTTCGTCTGATCATTACTCATAACCATCAGCAAGCCTCGAATATCCAGGTTAGGATTCAAGTCCTCTCTCGTTTCCTTGATAGCATTCAGGATTTCAGCGATACCCTTAGTGGCCAACATTTCCAACTGCACAGGTATGACTACACTCGTAGCGCAAGAAAGCGCATTGTGGGTGAGCAAAGACATGGCTGGTGGACAGTCTATCAATACGTAGTCAAAGACTTCTTCCACTTTCAAATCTTTCTCGTTGGAAATTTCCTCACCCTGCATCACGGTGAAAGGTTTAGCCAATAACTTAGTAAGAGCTTTGCGAGGTACAGGCATCTGATTCAGAAACGGCTCGATACCTATCAGGCTGGCTGATGCAGGAACGAGGTGGATGCCTTCTCTTACCTGATACACTGGTAGTGGCGACTGCTTTATAAGCGCATCATACACCGTAGGCTTGCCCACGTTCTGCACTTCATTCCATCCGAAGAGGAAAGAAAGCGAACTCTGAGGGTCCAAGTCAATAAGCAATATGCGAGGCTTGCGCTCCTTGCCATCCTCACCTTTGCCAAAATAACCTTTACCATAGCGACGCAATCCGGTCGCCAAACTCTGTACTGTTGTAGTCTTGCCAACACCACCCTTATGGTTCACGAAGGCAAGCACTTCTTTTAATCTGATTTCTGTCATGATCTTAATTTTATTGTTCTATTTATTATCTTCTTTTTTCCGAAAGTACTAAAGTGTGTAAGTACTAAAGTACAAATGTAGGTTTCAGCGATTACGCGAAAGTATTATAGTAGGAATGTACGATTGTACAAAACTTCTATAGTGTAGAAACATATAGGTACAAAAGTACTATTGTACTAAAGCTCTAATCACCTTTTCTTCTTCGGTACAAAAGTACTAAAATACTTTGGTACTACCAAATAAATTTATATATTTTAATAATAAAAGTTGTTTTATTCTTTATATATATAATAAGGTACAACTTATCTTATATATAAAGTAGTAAAGTACAAAAGTATGATTGTACTAAACTACTAAGGTACAAATGTACTAAAGTACTACGATGAAATCACGGAATATGAAAAAGTATTATAGTATAAATGTACTAATGTAGGAATATATAAACGTGCGTTTGTGTTTTTGTACGAAAGTATAAAGGAATAAACCTATGAAAGTGCAAAGGTGTAAAACTATGAAAGTACAAAGATGCAAAAGTACAAAAGAAGGAACGTATTAAAGTGTAAAAGAAGAAATATATTAAAGTACAAAAGGAGATATATACTAAAGTACAAAAGTACCAAAGTGCAAAAGAAGAAACGTGCGAATACGCAATTCCATAATCGCATATCCGCACGCTTTATTCTCGGTAAAAGCAAGAATGCTCTTTTTACTTTTTTACCTTTACTCAAAACTCTACATTGTTCTGTTCTTCTTCCCACGCATCATTTACCGTAAGGGAAAAGCCGGACTGGTGGTCATAATAAGAACCGCTTATGGTAGTGATACGGTTACGCTGGAGGCGCACATTCGGGATGGTGAAGGCAGCATACGGCTCGTTGCTATCCTTGCGGTTCATCTGGAGAGAAATGTCCGTAGTGTAGCCATCGCCATCAGGAGCCAGGAAGAAGTAGGAAATAGTACTACCCGTTTGGCCAGCATACTGCGAAGCGTCAGAGATACGCTGATTTTTTGCAGCTTCCATAACGGAGAAGCTTTGCCAGTTCCAGGTCTTGTACTCGTCGAGAGACAACTGGATGGTGCTGCAATCAGCCGGGAAGGTGCCCGTATTCTTGAGTACCAATTTCGCTACCATACGTTCCAACTGGATATGGATGGTCTGGTCCTTGCCTATGCCTACATTGACATCCTGCGAAGCTCCGAAACTATCAGAGGTCTTGTCACTCGTCCATATCACAGGCACATTGTTGTCATCAGCTACCGCAAAAGCAGTATTCTCCTGCAAGTTCCATAAAGCGCCATCTGCACCCAATAGGGTAGGGGATGCGCTTCTCGTAGCAATCATCTTGAGGGTATGGCTGCCGTAATCGAGGTTCAGCGTAGGCTCGGCAAAGTCTTCTGCCGTGCTCGTCTGGTGTAATACCTGGAGCAGTTTGCCGGTTGCCTTGTTGTAGTCAAGGATGTAGAGATCCGTGAGCTGCTTGCCATTCGCTGTTATGGATGCACGGGTGTAAGTTACCGATGGAGTAGGGGAGCAGACTAACTTGACCGCAACCTTACCATGGGCTGCACTCTGATCTTGTTCTTCAGACTGATTGATTACTTCGTTTTCGCTGCATGATGTAAGGGACATCACGCTTGCTGCCATCATCAGAGCAGCCACTAAAAAGTTCTTCTTCTTCATTTCAGTTTTCGACTTTAATATGTTATTAGTTTTATATTTTGTCACAGGAAGCAGTATATAGCCGCTTCCTGTGATTATCTTCGCATACCATAATAACGCATACCATTCCGGAATATTGTGTGTATCTACGTATTTTTTAGATTCCCAGCGAAGTTTCGCTGCTACTTCAAACTATATTCAAGTAAGATAGAGTTTGAAACCCTGTCTTACTTGAATGCTCCAGCCAGAAGAGGCAGGAAGAATACTGCTACACCGATAGTAGAGAAGAGCAGTACCGCTACACCTACGAGGGCGAGGGCTGCAAGGGAATATGTGATTGCTTTTTTCATATTGCTATAATGTTTTGAATGTATTTTAATTGACGTTTCTTATTCCATATCACTGAGTACCCAGTTCTGTGTCAAGCCTGCAATGTCGTTTGCAGCAAGGAGCGTAATCAGATTGATGAGTACAGCCACATAAGGCTCTTGCTCTCTTCTCAGTTTGGTTTCGAGCTTTTTCGAGTTAAACCAATCTACAATCGGCTGCATCGCAATAATGCAAGGTTGTATGGTACCACATTCATTTGTAATATCCGTGATGGTTTCATGGCGAATCTGCATTTCGTTAAAGTTCAGATCGTTTGTGAGCTTATTGTAAACAAGCTCTTCGATTTCTTCTTTATTCATAGTCTTGTAAATTTTAGTATTGATGTTTATAATTTTGTCGCAGTATCGGTAAAGTTTTGCCGATACTATAAAGATGAGTCCTCCTGCGCCTGTAAGGTCGTAGTCTTTATAGCTCGGAAGGTATCAGCAATATACTTGCTGCCTCCGTGACTCATGATCCACTCATGCACATCGTCAGGGATGACATACTGTCTTTTCTTGCCTTCAGCAGCAGGTCTGCCTTTCTTATTTGATGTTCTGGTATTCTCCATAAAGATCCGCTTCACCGTGCTGCGGTAGGGCTGAAATATCTTAATTAATATTAATAATTCGTGTAAATTGATACACCGTATTGTTTTATTTCTTAAATTTGCACCGTCTTCGGAAGATTTTTAATCGTACCTTTATGGAATTGAAAGAGCAATAGCACTTCCGTTGACAGTCAGACTCTTCAAGGTCTGTGGATTTAAACGCTCACAATGAGCCAAATTTCTACTATTGTAGATTCGAGTCGCCAGACTCGCGGTTGCCCCGGCTTAGGTCGGGGCTTTTTTATTCCGACAGTTCTTTCTTCAATAACCGAAATATAAGATTCTCTTCGTCTTCTCCGAGGTCCTTACACGCATGAGGCACCACCGTTGTTTTCATATTACCCTTATGGAGATAAATGATATTTGCGTTCTCGTTCCAAGTACGAGGCTTGTAGCATCGCTCCACCATCTCGGTAAATGACGCATTCTCTCTTTTCGCGTCATCCGTGTTCCACATATTGAGGAGTGCAATAATCTGCTTCCAGCTTAAATCGTTAACGTCTATATTGCCATTCTCTTTTGCAACTTTCTCAAGATAATTTTCCATTCTACTGACTTAACCGTGGTGTCGAGGGCTGAACATTATTACTTAAAATCTACACCTTTGAGCGGATCATTATCGCCGCCGTCCTCAATCTCGATGCTTTCCTGCTTTTCCAGAAGAAGCTTTCTCGTTGCCTCCAGCATCATAATGGAGTGGATGGTGGCTTGTCGGGCATGATAGTCTGAGCCGGCATCGTCCACATACTGCTTATTCATACGGACCAGCGTATTCAGGAAGTCAGCACACTCCTCGCGGCTCGGATTGTTCACGTGAACCTCGCAGGTAACAGCCTTCAGAAAGTACTCCATACCCTTCTTCAGCAAGGTTCTTATCCTGCCCGTATCAGGATGCTGACCTATCATCTGATGTATCTTGATTCTCAGGCTGCACCCACGGCGAGGGAAACCGATGCGGTAATCATCGCCAACCTCCTCCTTTTCCTCATCGATGTAATCTACCTTTGCGATAAAACCGCAATCCTTATCAGTGCAGACGAGGAAGTCGCACTCACCACGCTTGTGATTTCGCAGCGTGTCTATAATAAACAGAGGAATTTCTCTTTTTGCCATATCTCCAAATGTTTTATGATTCTTTGTAAAGCTGGCAATACAGCTCCGATCTCATGCGCTTGATATAGAAGACCACTTCGCCAGGTGCAGGCTGATAGTCTGACTTTACAAACATCGCATTCTCGCCGTCTGTTGCTACATACTTTTCCATCCCGTAAGTGTTCTTAGGGATGCTACCCTCGTAGTAGCTTTTGGCTACTGAGGATAGCTGCAAGGGTGATAATATCATTTTTTCCATATTCTATAAATAATATATGATTCTATAATCTGTTCATAACATAGCGGATAACACGCTCGGTGTATTCCTCAAGACCGAACTTCTTGCCATACTTGCGAAGGTCGGCAAGCGAAATCTCGGTGGCCTCGTGACCGATGGCGGCCTCGTAGCGGTTTTTGAAGTTCTGAGTACCAGGACGGCAGTTGCCGGAAGCCAAAGACTCCTCAAAGGTAAACATGTGATTTCCTAACTTCTGATAAACGAGCTGATCCTTGCTTCTGGCATTCAGCAGACTAAGAGCCTGTTTGCTGCGCTTCTCCGCGTTGATACGCTGCGCCTCCTTCAAAGATTTAGCCACGATGTGCTCACCCCTTACCAGGAAGCCCTTCACGGTCTTAATATCAGCGATAGCCTTGCCCTGCTCAATCCACTCGCAAGCCACACCGCTACGTTTGATTTCGCCACGCACGAAGGTAATCAGACCGCCCACGATATAGATATTATATCCCTTCTTTAAGTACAGGCTAAATGATCGGCGTATCATAGAGAAACGACAACTCTTGCTATATCCGTCAAAGTCCCTAACTTCATAACAATTTATGCCATTTTCTCTTCCAATATAAGCACTTAATTCATCCAGATGAGAACCAGTATTCAGGCGATTGATAACCTGCTTGTAAGCTTCCGAATTATTCTGCTTGTTCTGAATGAAAATATGGTCATTGATATAAGCCAATTCCTTTGCTCTCGCTTTCTCAGCCTTCTTCTCAGCCTTTTCAGCCTCCTTCTTCTCTGCTGCCTGGCGTGCAAGCATATCCAGATATTCGTTTTCGTTGGCAAGACCGTTCTTTTCCAGATACTTCTTGAAAGCCCTTTCTGCGAACCCGATATACTTGCGTACCTTTGCCGTTAACTTGGCTTCATCCTGCTCACAAGCACCGATACGAATAGAACCATCCAGGAACTCCACCTCATTCTTACCTTTCAAGTAGTCAGTAAGGCGAATCCAGGTAGCGCAGGCTACAGAGACGGAAGAAATCACGTAGTTATTGATGCAACAGTGCTTATAATCATTCTTGCGCTTATAAGCCTTCTCTATATCAGCGAATAAACTTGGAGCGTTGATAAAGAACGTATCAGCGTTGAAATTTGCAGGAGCATCCTCTTCGAAATTACTTGCAAAAGAACTTCCAAACTCTGTATATACATCCATCTTATAACTATCCGCAAGCGGAAGGTTGAAGAAAAAGGAAGCATCGCCATAGCGATACTGCTCGTTCTTACCGAAGCCACGGAAAGAAACCTCGCGCCCCTTGTGCTCATCTGCCTCGTCAAATCTGAATAATCCGAAACATACGGTAGCGTTGTTACGTACATTGTCTTTAAACTCCTTGAAAGTGATAATCATATTTCTCTGCTCATGCCCTTGAGACTTATTTGGCTAATCTGGCACAGCCGGTTATTATTAAGTATTATCTTCTTGTTTTATCTGATGCAAAGGTACGAATAATTTCTGAAACTACCAAATAAAATACACATTAAATACTATTTTATGTGTATTTTTAACGTTTGTTTCATTTGCAAAGTAAATTCATGCCGCTTTTTATCTTTCAAATACCTTGGGTAAAGATTGGATCATAGAAACTTCTCGCGAAATCCTTCTTTTGCTCGAAAGTATTGAGTTCCTTCCATCTTTCTGCACCTATCAACTTACGGACACCCTGACACGCCTGATCGTAGGCGAAGCTATCCATCCCCTCGTTATATCGCAAGATAATATCGCCGATGCAACAGAAAAAATTAGTTGAAGCGAACGGATCAAAAGCATTCAGCTCTTCCAGGTTCATCGTGATACCGCACATACGTCGGCGCGACCAATGGTGAAAATACTTGCGGATAGCCTCTACAAGAACTTGATTACGCTCATAGCGCAGCTTATAATCTTCGGCGACTTCCTGTTTGTATTCATCACGCTTCTGGATATACTTGTCTATATCCTCGTCCTCGTAAGTGTAAGCCTCCATCACGCCATCCCATACCTCTGCATCGGCTACATAATACTTTCTGTCGAGATAGACGGAAAAATCATTATTACCGCAGAACTTATAAGGAACGTGGAAAGATAGCTGAATGCCACTCTTTAGGCGAAAATAAATAGCAGAATCATGCACCTTGATTTCTCCTTTGAATTTATCTACGAGAACACGGAGAGCCGATTCCTTCGCAGCATAGATCATATCATTATAGCTTAATTCTCCCTGATTCTGCATTTTATTGATAACATCAACTACCTTTTTAAGACCTTTGACCCCAAAAGAGTCTTGAGTAACTGCAAGGGCTACAGCATAAACTGAAGTTATAGGCTGCAGAGTTGCAGCGTTAACGGTGTAACCTTCTGGATTTTGAGCGGCGATTGCTGCAATTGTTGAAATAACTAAATCCTTTTTCATAACTTTTTAATTTTAAATG